GGGTCTGGGGGGTCTCGTGCTGGATTGGCGGTGGATTCTGTTCCGGGAATGGCCCGTGGGGTCTGAATGACGCCGGGCAGCTGGTCCATCTGGGTAATGCCGGGCAGGGGGTGAATCGGCAGCTGGATGGGATGATCGACTACATGACTGCCTTATCGGAGCGGCTGCGCAAGGTGCGCGTATGTTCGGGGGATTGGTCGAGGGTGTGTGGGCCATCCGTGACAGTTAAGCTCGGATTGACGGGTATCTTTCTTGATCCGCCATACGCGGACACGGCAAACAGGCATGAAGATCTCTATGCCCATGACTGTCTTCAGGTGGCGCATGATGTTCGCGAATGGGCAATAGAGCACGGCGAAAATCCGTTATTGCGGATTGCCCTGTGCGGCTACGACGGCGAGCATAACATGCCTGAGCACTGGGCGGTGTATGCGTGGAATGCCGGAGTAGGGTATGGCGGACAGGCCGAATCAAGGACCGGCAATGGCACGCGCGAGCGGATTTGGTTTTCGCCTGCGTGCTTAGAACAACGTCAACAGGATTTGTTTTGAGGGAGGCTGCTCCTAAGGAGCGGTTGAAGAAGGAGCATGGAAAATGAAAGGCCTCATTGAGTTGGGTTGGTTTGGGCTACTCAACGATAACGGGGATCCAGCATCAGAGCCATGCTATCGATGCGATGGCGACGGGTACATTATTGCAGACTGTTTTGAGGATACGTGTTGTTGCGCAGATCCAGAGCTTGAGCACGATGTCATTCCGTGTCCGGTATGTACGCCAAGAAGAATGGAGGCATCATGAGCTACGGTCGGTTTTGCCGGTCATGCCACTCAAGGTTCGATAATAAGATTCAGAACATCACCAGGATGAGAAAGCGAGGTGCTGAATGCCGGAAGACAAACTAACCGTTGGTTCGTTGTTTTCTGGTATTTAGCGGCGGCTTTGATTTGGGCTTAGAAAGGGCTGGTTTTCAAATCGAATGGCAGGTGGAAAATAATGAATACTGCAGACGAGTCCTTCAAAAGCACTGGCCGGCGGTCCCCTGTCACTACGACATCACCACCATTGAGTGGGAATGGGTCCCCAGAGTCAATCTTGTCTGTGGAGGCCCTCCCTGCCAACCATTCAGCCTCATCGGAAAACGCCGTGGGTCCACAGATACGCGGAACCTCTGGCCGTATGCTCTACAGGCGGTTAGAGCTTTACGGCCACGATGGATCATTTTTGAAAATGTTGTTGGCGTGGAGCAGTACCTTGCCGAGAGCGTCCTCCCTGAGTTGGAGAACGCGGGATATACGAACACGCCGTGGGGCGAAATCATCGCGCTTGATCTACCGGCTTGCATTGTCGGAGCGCCGCACATCCGTCACCGAATTTGGATTGTTGCCCACGCTGAAAGCCTCGGACGGCAGCAAGGGGATACGGACGCCGGAAGGAAAAACCAAGGAACGATTACGACGAAAAAACGGGCTCGATCTGCCGACCGTGATCGGTGGCCGAGTCCACCCGGAGTTTGCCGAGTGGATGTTCGGATACCCGATCGGGCACACCGAATTGCCGCGGTCGGCAACAGCATCGTCCCGCAAATCGCGGAGGCGCTCGGACGGATGATTCTTGACACAGACAGGAGGCCCCATGAGCTACGATGAACACAACATGATCGGCAGACTGCACTATAACCATGAACAGCGCCGGCGGCGATATGGGCTCCTGGTGTTGGGACTCATGGTCGGTATCGCTGCGGTCGTGATCGGCGCGATCGGCCTGTACGGGGCCACTCGTGCACAGCCGGCGTCGGTTGAGCCCAAGGTAGACGAAGCACTCTGCCGGGAACGGCTGGATACCTGGTTGTATGGGCATGAATGGGTGCCACTGCGGGGAACGCAACAATGGCAGCATTTTAGGAAACAGATGGGAGAGTGTGTGAAATGAAACGGACGACTTTCGCTGTCGTGAGTTATATGCAGCAACGGGGCAAGCTGCTCCGTGGCGTACTCGGGAAGAATCTTACGAGTGACGAGGCAATAGCCATGCACAAGCAGGCGCTAGAGTTGATAGAAGGAGTTCCTGGACGGTTTGTCAAAATTATGACGGAGCAGGAATTGAAGGAGTTTGAGTCTGGTTTATTGTCATTCAAGGAGGAGCGATGAATATTGTTCAGATTCCATTCAAAGCGGCATTCAAAGAGGTCCTATTATCGGATCAAAAGGTATGCACAGCAAGAACCAAGCGTATGGGAGCAGCTGGCGATCGGTTTCAAGCATTTGGGTCATGGTTTGCATTGCGGTCGGTTGAAGATGTGGCCCTGTGGGAAGTCGCATTGTTATGGAAAGAAGAGGGCTGCACGAGTCAAGAGCACTTCATCGAAATCTGGAAGTCGATCCATCCCAAGACAGGGTACAGCGAGGCACAACGTGTCTATTTGCATCGATTCCAACGGGTGAAGGAGTGTGTGAAATGATTGCCCTTTTTCCGTGGCTCCGTTGGGCTCTCTTTATCCTGCCCTATACGTTGTGTTGGTGGGTGACGTATGTCTTGGGCTGGCTGCTGTATGGGGCAGCTAGAGCGCCACGAGTCGCACAACCCGTTGTCTGCGCGGCGAGTCTCGATGCCTGGTTGCGGGCAGTGCCGCTGCAGAGGAGGGGATGATGGGCAAGAGGTGGAATGCATTGGCTCGTTGACAACCATATCCAAAGAGCACGTGCTTGCGAGGCGGAAATGAGCCATGAGAGTGCCGTTGCGGAGGAGGGTGCGAGAGATTGATACGGAAGAGGAGGCGCGATGAGTGAATCACATACGTTGACCTACACGCATACGGATCTGGTTACGCTCATGGTGAAGGATCGCGGACTGCACGAGGGATTGTGGGCACTCTATGTCGAACTGCAGATGCAGGGCGGCAATGCTGGTCCGACGCCGGCTGCCATGACTCCTGTGGTGATTGTGCCGATCATGAAAATCGGTTTGCAACGTATTTCAGACACCTCCAGTCTTCATGGCAGCAATCTATGTGTCGATGCGGCCGTGGTCAATCCGCGACCGACGTATGATTCATTCGACTCCATTATACAGGACTGGAAATGACGACCACGGTGTTTCTGACTGAGACGCGCTTGTGTCTCAAAACGCCCTACCTGTTGAAAGATGTCTGTAAAAGTATCCCCGGCGCCCGGTGGGACGCGCAACTGAAATGTTGGACCTATCCGCGCACACCGGGGGCAGCGCATTCAATCTGCTGCGCGTTTCTGCCGACTCAGTTAGTGTGGCAAGGTGACGCGGAGCTTCTCCGCCAAACAGCGGAGGAGATGAGGCAGGCGCACGCAACGAAGACGGCGGAAGAGCTGCCGGAGATCCCGCTAACCAAAGGGCCCACGCCCTGGCGTCATCAAACTAGGGCGTTTTGGTTCGTGGTCGGGCTACTCGGAGGGCTACCAGATGCCGATGATCGACGCTGATTGCCCAACGTGCGGACAGCACTTTTCGGCGTGGTCCTACCCAGGCAGAACGCCAAGAACGTACTGCTCTCAGCAATGCTGGTTGAAACGCCATAACACAGAGACAACAGACCGGAAAACCTTCAACTGATGACAAAAGCTGAACATGCAAACCATCACTTCCGAAACGCATAAGAAGGAACCCCGTCCCCGTCCGCGCGGAGCCGCTATGCTCGCGCTGGATATGGGGACGGGCTGAGGAAAATCAAAGGTTGTGATCGACGTATTGATCAACATGAACATGAAACTTGTCCTCATCGTCTGCCCGAAGTCCGTGGTCGATGTGTGGCCGGCGCAGTTTGCGCAGCATAGTGCGCGACCGTTTACGGTCTGCGCCCTCACAAACGGGTCTACGGCGCAACGGGCGCGAGCGGCTAAGCAGGCGGTGGAACTGGCTGCTGCGCGGCACGCAGCAATCGCCGTCATCATCAACTATGAAGCCTCATGGATGGGCGAACTGGGTACGTGGATTACGACCCAAGACTGGGATGCCGTGATCTGCGACGAAAGCCACCGGATCAAGCAACCCGGCGGGAAAGCTGCCTTATTCTTTAGTCGGCTCGGCGATAAAGTTCCTGTTCGCTTATGCCTCACGGGAACGCCCCTCCCGCACAGTCCACTCGATGCGTATAGCCAGTATCGCTTCCTTGATAAAGGCATTTTCGGTACCTCGTTCACGCTCTTTCGCAACCGATACGCCATCACCCAGCAGATTGGCGCGAACATCAACGCGAAGAAGGTGATCGGCTTTCAGAATCAACAAGAATTGCATGACAAAATGTATTCCATTGCGTTTCGTGTCAAAGCCGAAGACGTGCAAGATCTCCCTGAGATTGTGGATGTGGTGAGAACTGTTCAGCTCAGCCGTGAGGCGCGACGGGTGTACGAGGAACTAAAGCGCGAGTTTGTGACGGACTTCAAGAACGGGCAGATTACCGCCGGCAATGCCTTGACGCGCCTCCTGAGACTACAACAGATAGCCTCAGGGTGGGTGAAGTACGACGACAACATCGAACTCGGCACGCCGGGCGCGTTGGTGCGGGTGGACCATGAAAAAGAAAAACTGTTGGAAGACATTCTCGAAGATCTATCAGCAGATGAGCCTGTCATCATATTCTGCCGATTTAGGCATGATTTGCAAACCGTACATGAGGTGTCGAAGAGATTAAAGCGCGGCAGTCTGGAACTATCTGGATCAGCCAATCAGCTCGCCGAATGGCAGGCCGGCGCAGCACCGATTCTCGCAACGCAGATTCAGAGCGGTGGAGTTGGGGTTGACCTGACACGTGCAAGATACTGCGTTTTTTTCTCGTTGGGGTTCTCGCTTGGCGAATACTTACAGGCACGCAAAAGAGCGCACCGACCGGGTCAAACGAGGGCCGTTACTATCATCCATGTCATAGCATCGAAGACTGTCGACCAAGACGTTTACACTGCTTTAGAGAATCGAGAAGCTGTCGTCGAAGCCATTTTAAATCAGACGGCCAAAGGCTCTGATCGTCTAAATATCTCAAAAGAAAGTTAGCGCTATGCTCGATCTTATCTGTTACCCGTTGCCCGCATGGTTGAAACGTGCTCCATACCTCAAGATTGCTAGGAGTGTTGTCATGCTTAATGCCGTTCTTATGGTGGACGGTTTCTCCTTTTCTAAGCGGACGACCAAGACATTCAGCCATCACCATCACATGTTCAAGTATCTTTCCGTGCTTATTTCGATTTGGATGCGTCAAGGAAAACAGATAGCGGTATCCGTCTTTAGAAAGATGACCACTTCCTTTCTTCGCGCGAATTTTGGTGCCACCGAGTGGAGTCCCATGTCTCTTGAAGCGCTGATAATGCGGGTTGCAAAACCCTTTCGAATATTCAATTCGGTGACATCCTTGAATGCTGCACTTAGCTCTCTCTTTGGCTTTAACGTCTCCGCCTCGCAGTGGATCTCCATGTCTGCGGACTCTTGCGCTATGCGCGTTGCACATCCCCTGTGTGTGCACGTATTGGCGGCACCCTACAACGCTACACCTGGTTATCGTTTCCGTGTAAATCATAACAATAATATACCATGTTCAGATTAAATCTTACAACCAAAAGAGGAGCCCATGTCTGCGACAACTAAAGATTTAGTCAAGAAGTTCATCAAACTCGATCAATCCATCAAAAAAAAGGAGGGGGAAATTGACAAATTGAAAGAAGAACGGAGGCCGTTGGAAGAGGAACTCATGCGGCGCTTTCAGGATGGTGGCATTGCCAGCATGAAGAGCAATGCCGGTGTCACGGTCTATGTGCGGCGGGATCTCTGGGCTGGGGCCATCAATGAAGGCAAGGAAGCGCTGTACGCCGCGATGAAAACGGTGGACGGCGTAAAGGAAATGGTCAAAGAAACGGTCAATGTGCAGACGTTCTCGGCCTGGGTGCGGGAAAAAATCGATCAGCACTTCGGCGAGGACGCGAAGAAGAAACCGGTTGAGGAGCTGAAGTCGGCGCTGCCGGTCGAACTGCAACCAGTGGTGAATCTTTCGGAACGCTTTTCTTTGCGCACTAGGAAAGGGTGACGCTGAAAACCAGAGACGGCGAGCCATAATCACCTAACTATTCAGTCATTTGAAGGAGGATTTTAACCATGGGGAAACAAAAAGAAATCGTGACCAAAAGTGGAACGGGATCCGTCGAGGTACTCCCGTCCACGTTTAAGGCGCTGTCGCTGCCGTCGACGCAGCTCGCCTCCGTGCTCAAGAACAATCTCGGTGGGGCCACTCTCCGGCCGTTCGACCTCGATCGGGTGAAGGTGCCAAGCGGCGGGGGGAGTGCCTGGGAGGTGCCCACGTTACGCGGGCCACAGGTTGTGCAGACGTTAGAAGGGATTATTCTCCACATGCGGGATCAGCGGTCGTACTGGTCGGCGCGCCTTGGGAACGGCAGCGGCAATAATCCTCCGGATTGCTTCTCCAACGATCTGATCGTAGGCACTGGCAAGCCGGGCGGATCCTGCTCAAAATGCGCCTTCGCGCAATTTGGCAGCACGAAGAATCAAGACGGCAGCGACGGCCGAGGGCAAGCGTGCAAACAATCGAAGCTCTTGTTGTTTTTGCGACAAGAGGATGTCATCCCGCTAGCCCTGGTAGTGCCCCCCTCTTCCCTACGAGCCGCAGGGAAATACTTTTTACGATTAGCCGGCGCCTCGTTGCCGTATCAAGCGGTCGTGACCCAACTCCGGTTGAAGAAAACGAAGAATGCCACGGGGATTGAGTACGCCGAAATCGACTTTGCGTTAGGGCGCGAATTGGCTGAAGAGGAAATCGGGAAATCCTTAGCGATTGCCGAAGCCATGCGTGAAGCGTTTGGCACGATGACGGTCGACCACACCGATGTCGGATAGCGGCTCCGACCTCGAACAATTTTTAGCGGCGCTCTGGCCGGAGATTCCAGAAAACCACTGGATTCTCTTTTGGGGGGCGCCGTCGAAGCGGAGCGCCTGGATACAACACCTCGGTGCTGAGGAGGTGGTGTCGCTGAGCATATGGGCACAGAAGGAGAACGTCTACATCGGCTGTGCCACACGGAGTCAACAGTTTGGAGTCAACGCCAGGGGGAAGCGGGCCGACTGTGCTGCGATCCCTGGCGTTTGGCTCGATGTTGACTACGGTGGGCCAGAGCATAAAAAGCCGAACCTCCCTCCCACCGAGGCGGACGCGCGGGCTCTGATCGATTCACTTGGGCTTGTCCCATCCATCATCGTGCATAGCGGGCGCGGCCTGCAGGCCTGGTGGCTGTTCAAAGAACCATGGATCTTTGAATCTGATGATGATCGTGATAGCGGCGAGCGGCTCACGAAGGGGTGGGTCGATACCTGTCGTGTGCTTTCACACGACAGGGGATGGGACGCGGATGAGGTTGGAGATCTCCCGCGCGTGATGCGTATGCCGGGGCTGTGGAACCGAAAAGGCGTGCCAGTCAAAACACGGCTCCTCTACTGCAATCCAGAAACCCGATACAACCCCTCCGACTTTGAGCCGTTCCTGACCGTCGTTTCGACGGGCAGCAAACCCGTTGTCGAAGTGGATTGGAAGATTGAGAAATCCCCATCGGCCGAACCCCCCAGTCAGAAGTTTCTTCTGCTCTGTGAACATGATTCCGAATTCAAACGGCTCTGTCTCCGGATTCCACTTCAAGGCCAAAAGGACCACAGTGCGAGCGGATTTGACTTTCTGTTGGCGCAGAAAGCGTTTGCCGCGAATTGGGAGGCGCAAGAGGTCGTCAACCTCCTGATTTGTCAGCGACGAACCCATAAAGCTGATCTCAAGCTCCAGCATCCATCCTACTACCAAAAGACCCTCTCCAGTGCATTCCATGGGACGCCAGAGATAGCGAGGGAGAAGGTGATTGAGGATCTGAAGGCCGGCAAGGCCATGCCGGAAGAGGTGGCGAAGGATCCGGCGGAGATCTTGGCGGTCATCTCCGGCATGCTCGGGGTGACCATCACGAAGATCATTAAATATCAAGGAGAAGTTGGAACGTATGAAGTCGAGGTCAACGGGAAAACCGTTCGTCTTGGTGAAGTCAATCTCCTCACATCACAGCGCGCATTGCGAAATAGGATTGCTGATATCGCTGGAATTTGGTTTACCGAGCAAGCCAAGCCTACATGGGATCATACCGTTCGGCTCATGCTCCAAGTGGTGGAATCCGTCGAGGTTGGCCAGGAATCGACAACGAAAGGGGCCTTAGCCGGTATTTTGGAAGGCTATCTCTCGGATGGAGTGGCTCTCGAAGAACGGGCCGATGAAGCCCTCTTGCAACATCAACCAGCCATTAAAAATGGGGCCGTGTGGTTTACCCTGACCGGACTCCGACAACACCTCTTCGGGCAGTACCAAGATAAGGTCACAGCCCAAACACTCGCCGTCCAACTCAGGGCGATGGGCTATCAGTCCCGAACAGAACACCTGACCGATCGGCGCAAAAAAGTCAGGACCACAAAGATCGTGTGGGGCCATGCCTAATGAAGCAATTAGCGAATTCCTTTCGAGGATGGCTCAGGAACGACGATGTGCCATGTTCATAGCTCTATATTCAAGATGGGGGGGTCGTTGAATGTGGGTCAATTATGCTCCAAACACTTGCCCCTCTTATAGCCTGTTTTGGAGGTGCGTGGATAACTGGATAGCAAAAAAAGTGCCAATTATCCATTTTGTTATCCACTGTAACTATTTGAACACACACAGGAATTTCTGTGTTTGGATAACAATCAAGCCTCTATATAGAGGTGAAATCGAAGTGAGGTCTTACGATTTGGAGAATTATCCACTAAAAAATGTATCAAATATTGTCGCAACTATATGATAATTAATATGAAATATATGGATAGAAAAGTGGATAATTCTCAATATTTCGTTATCAAAATTCAAATAAATCAATGCTTTAGTGTGGATAACAAAAAAAGTTGTTATCTTTTTTGATAGTTACTTTAACATTGAGTGATAACAAAACAATATTACCGCAACAACATGAGCGGTCTGCCGCTCGGCAGAAAGGAGGTCACTATGAATACCAGGGGAACTGAATATCGAATTTTCGGACCACCTGGGACAGGGAAAACCACAACGGTGAGTCGATTGGTGACGCAAGCGTGCAAAGAATATGGGTCAGAATATGTGCTGGCGGCGTCATTCACGCGGACGGCCGCACGGGAACTCGTGCAACGCGATCTACCCATGAATGATGAGCAGATTGGGACCCTCCATGCCCTGTGTTATCGCCAACTGGATCGGCCGAAGATTATTACGAGGACCCACCTGAAAGACTGGAACGCGGAGCATCCGCAATGGCGGTTCGATGGGGCAGGGGCCTCCGATATCGATGACCCGTATGGCGATATCGAAGCCAATGGACAACAGGACGGTGACCGAATTCTCCAGGAATACCATCGGCTACGTGGACTGCTGGTGCCACCCGAAGAATGGCCGATCAAAATTCAATGGTTTGCGGAACGGTGGACCGATTTCAAAACGCAAACCGGCTTGATCGATTTCACCGACCTGATTGAGCAATGCTGGCGTGAACGGACCGAAATCCCCAATGGTGCCGCCGTCTTCTTCCTGGATGAAGTGCAGGACTTTTCTCCACTGGAATTAGCTCTTGCTCGGCATTGGGGAGAACAATGCGACCGCGTATATTTATGCGGAGATGAGGATCAATGCCAACCAGGAGAGAGTCTTGTTCGAGCGACGTGTGGGGATGTGCCGATCAAAGCGCTCGATCCAACGCTCCATCGTCTCGTAAGTTATGACCGCACAAAGAGCATTCTCGTTGGACAGAAAGAAGGCTACGCTTTTCAAAAATCTGAGCGCTTCTATCAAGGTCGAATGATGACCGTGAAGACGACGGTCACTGCTGGCGCGCAATGCACGCCTAATCACCGGTGGTTGGTTCGATGGCATGAGACGGCCAAGCACCCATCGGTCCATGTGGTTTATCTTATGCAACAAGATGCACGCTTTCGTATTGGGTGGTGCCGGTTATTTCGGGCCGATGGCTGCTTCCATCTTGGGACACGCGCCAGATTGGAATCCGCTGATGCCGCGTGGATTCTTCGTGTCTGTACCAATCGCAGCGAGGCATCGTTATGGGAATCTATCCTCTCAACCCGCTACGGCATTCCAACGATTCCGTTCCGTGAGGTAGTTGGCGCAACTCACTATACCGCTGCCGGTATTGACTTTATCTTTTCCAAACTCTCCGATCTGAGGACAAACGCTGTCCAGTGCCTCATAGATCATGGACGTGATCTGGCCTTTCCCATCTGGACCCCACAACAAGCATTCGCTCGTCGAGGAGGTACCTCAATCATTGAGATCGAAGCCTGTAACCTCCTCTCAGAATTCATGTGTGTGCCAGTCGTGGATGGACGTCGCACTGTGTGGCATCCCATCACCATCACGGAGATGCCTTTTCATGGCACGGTCTATTCCCTTGCGGTTGAACCCTATCACCTCTACATTACCCATGGACTGGTGACCCATAATTGCCTGTACCGCTTTAAAGGCGCAATTCCCGATACCTTTCTCTCGCCGGAGCTCCCACCTGAACAAGTACAAGTCCTCGATCAGTCGTATCGCGTGCCACGTACAGTGCATGCTGCAGCAGTCAGATGGATCGACCAGGTGACGCACCGGATGCCGAAAGCGTATCGTCCGCGAGACGAGGACGGGGAAGTCGGCGGACTCAATATCACGTACAAATATCTGCTCCCCCTGAAAAATCAGCTCGATGAGTGGATGGACCAAGGTAAAACCATTGCTTTCTTAGCGTCCTGTTCGTTCTTTCTTGATCCCCTCAAACATCAATTGCGCGCATGGGGCATTCCGTTCTGGAATCCGTACCGCAAGAAACGAGGGGATTGGAACCCGCTGACTGGGCGTGCGGGCACGATCAGCGCGACCGAGCGACTCCTGTCGTATCGCAAGCTGATCGATGCCGGCGAATGGTGGTCGTATCGGGACTTGTGGCAGTGGGCGTCTACACTGGAAGCCGACAGCGTGTTTAGTCGTGGTGCCAAAACGGCGATGCGTAAGAAAGCGGAAGATGCCCAGATGGCCAAGGTAGCGGTGGCTACAGACGACTTGGACGCCTGGATGCCAGGTGAAGAAGCGGCTGATGCCGCAACAAAAGGAGATGTGGCATGGCTGCAAGCGCATCTCTTATCGACGTACGACAAGCCGATGCGGTATGCCTGTTCGATTTTTGAGGCGCGTGGTCTCTCAGCGCTGCGCGAGACGCCACGAGTCAGCATCGGCACCATCCACAGTTACAAAGGAGGTGAAAGTCAGATTGTGGTGCTGTTTCCGGACCTCTCCCCAGCAGGATTCCGTGAATGGTCAACGCCTGGTGAGTGCCATGACAGCGTGCGGCGCACCTACTACGTCGGGATGACCAGGGCGAAGGAAGCCTTGTATTGGGCGCAACCGTGCGGACTTTCAATCGGAGGGTACCTATGAAGATGAGCTGTGTCTTTCTCATGTATGGGTGGAAGGTGGGCGGAAAACGCACCACCAAGCAACGGCAAGCCGTGTCCAACGCCGATCATGCCCGGCACGGGCTCAAGAAGATTGAAGCCCTGTTCAAACTCAAAAGGTCGACATGAGCCGATGGGCGACGGCGAAAGAACTCTGCCACTGGGATTGGCACAGGGAATGGCACAGGGAATGGAGGGAGATATGCCACGGCACGATGGGAGAGGATCAACCGCTGCTCGTGTTCGAGCTGGTGGAGGCGCTCGACCGCGCCTACTTACGGAACGATCGGCCGGCCTTTCTCGACCTCAAGCACCAGCTCGTGAATCAGCCCTCGTGGCGCGGATTACGGCCTACCTCCGCACCGTCCCCGGCTGCTACGTCCGCAAGCTCCACGGCTCCGCCTTCCAAGTCGGACTCCCCGACCTTGTGGGATGCTATCGAGGGCGCTTCGTCGCCATAGAATGTAAGAAAAAAGGAGGGAAGCCGACCGTGGTGCAAGTCGAAGAGTTGAGGCGGATCACTCAGGCCGGCGGGGCCGCTTGTTGGTGTGACGACTTCACCATGTTTCTCGGCTGGTGGGAGCTCGTCAAGGCAGGGGCGCGATGACCTGTCCACGCTGCGCCGGCTTCCTCGTGCGATCCTGGCTGGTCGACCTCGGTCAATGGGAGATTCGTTGTGTGCAATGCGGGCATCGCCTGCCGTGGGTCGTCATTCCCCTCACACGGCAGGCCCGCATTGATGTCAATGCCCGATCCTCCGACGAGCCCTCGATGACCTGTCGCTGTGGAGCGAGCAAGCCGCTCCTGTGGTCACGCTGCCGCCAGTGCCTGCAACGGAATGCGGAGCAGATGAGACGGTGGCGAGCGAAGCAGTGAGCCGTTAGACCTCTGGAGGGTCCGTCCGTGTGCCCCGCGTAATCCGTTGTCGGATCGCCTCACGAATCCATTCCGCCCGGCTCTGGCCGTCCGGGCGGTAACTGTCCAGCTCCTGCAGCAACTCGACCGGGATCGGGAGGATGATCCGTGGCGTGCGTGTGGTGCGAGTCATAGCTGTTTCTCCGCTAAGCTAATGGCTGCGTTGACAATCTCACGCATCGCTGCACGATTCTCAGGACATGTGCTGTCGTGGTAGGCCAGAACCTCTTTCAGCGCACGATACATCACCGGCGCCGCCGCGAGGAGGGCGCGATGTTCTGGTTTGCAATGCACCCCATCGTCGTTCGTGGTGTACCACAGGACGGATTCTCCTGTGTCGTCGGAGAGCCAATAGCCGGTCCATGTCCATTTTTCTGATTGATGTGTTTTCTTGTTCATGTTGCCCTCCATGCCTGATTCTATATGCCATTTGTATGCCGTTAGTATATACACATGGAGATCCTTTGATAATCATGACTTCTGGTTGCACGGTGCCCGGTGCTGTCTTGATTGTGTGGCGACCTTGCTCCAGTACATGTGGCACTTTTGTTACAGTGTGGCGAAAATGCTCAATGAACGATTGGTTAAAACCCTGCACACTTCCCCCCTTGACACCGTGCACATGTTGCTATACATAGCGTGATAGATGAGCCGTTCCCCTATATACTATAGGATAGGATGGGTGTATGTCCGGAAGGAGTGACTATGCTACCGATGCAATCAGAGCAATCCGGGGCTGCCGAGATGATGGAGGCGGAACCGGCTGGTGAGGTGAATCTCAAGATCTGCGTCGATCGTCTGGCCGATGGCACGTTCTCCGTGTATGTGGATTCTGGCGCGGAAGTCGATGGCGAAGCCCATCAGACGGCTGAGGATCTGGAAGGTGCCCTGCAAATTGTTATGGATCTCGTCGAGCAACATCCCGATGATCAGTCGCCACAAGCTCAGTTCTCAGCTGGCTTCAAAGGGGAAAACAGGGAGCCGTATTAAGTCAATGATGAATGATGATTTCCAAATGGCATTTTCGATTCTCGCTGAGCATGAACGGAAGATCAAACTTGTGCTCGTCTTCGTGAACGTTTTTTGTGGATACTGAGGACGTGTGGCTAAAGCACATCTCAACTTTGAAGATCAAGGCAACGGCGTGGTGGCGCTGCAACTCATTTTTGATTCACCATCGACTCCTTTCGAGAAAGACTCCGCGGCGCATCAGATGGCACTCTGCGCCGTGCAGTATTTGGATAAATTACTGGAGAGGCGCAGCGAGCCGGCCGTGACGCTGAAAGAATCAACCGACGAGTCGGTGATTGTAGAACCGGAGCCGGAAACCCGCGTTATTACGCCGATCTATCATTTGAGTGGGAGCGGATAGGTGAATGCTGATCTAGTTTCTGCGCGCACAGGGCGGGCAAAGCGGAAAGCGCCGCCACATGCGTGGAGACCAGGGCAAAGCGGCAATCCACGTGGTGGAGCGAAGCGTACAGCGGAGGAGCTGAATCTGATTGCTGCGTGCCGTGAAAAAACACCCAAAGCGCTTGCTACGATCTGCGCCTTGATGGAGTCCGCCGATAAAGATTCCGTGCGACTTGGAGCGGCGACCTATATCATCGATCGCGGATGGGGGAAGGCGGTGCAAGTCGTGGAAGATCGAAACGGCAATCCCCTGGCCAATGCGGCCACTGAGTTGCTCATGGCCATGCGCGAACGATTGACACAAACCGTGGAAGAGCGAAAGCACCTCGTCCATGTCCATGATCGCTGATCTTCTACCGGAAGAGCTGGCTATCCGTGAAATTGATGCTATTTTAGCGACGCGCAAGCTTGATCTGTATAAACCCTATCCCAAGCAAATTGCATTTCACACGCAGGGCGGTGATCCTGACGTGCGGGAGCGGCTGCTGAGTGCTGGAAACCAAGTCGGCAAGACCTTAAGCGCTTCGGCAGAAACCGCCATGCATCTCACGGGGCGATACCCGCAGTGGTGGGATGGCGTGCGGTTCGATCGTCCGGTCACGTGGATGGTGGCGTCGGAGACCGCAAAACTTACGCGAGACGGGGTGCAGGTGCATTTGTGTGGATGGCCGAAGCATCCGAAAGGTACGGGGATGATCCCCGCGCAGGATCTGTTAGAGACGCCAGCGGCAACGGGCATTGTGGACTACTACGATTTTCTGCGAGTGCAACATTACAATGCGGCCGGTGAGAAGGACGGGGAATCGCTGTGTTATCTCCGGTCCTATGATCAAGGTCGGGAGCGCGTGCAAGCCTTAACCCTCGATGGCGTGTGGCTCGATGAAGAGCCGGAGTTGGCGTATTACATGGAGTGCTTCACGCGCACGAACGTGGTCATGGGGCCGGTCTACCTGACTTTTACCCCGCTCAAGGGCATGTCTGAGGTTGTGCGGCGGTTTCTGATCGAGAAAGTACCTGGAACCGCGACCACGACGATGACGATTTACGATGCTGAGCATTATTCGGAGGATCAGCGCAAGCGGATTATTGCGAGTTATCCGGCGTACATGCGGGACGCGCGTGCGTTAGGGATCCCGGTCCTGGGATCTGGGCGCATCTTCCCAGTAGACGAGGCGTTGCTGAAAGTGCCGAGTCGGCAGATTCCGGCCTGGAATAAACGGGTGGTGGGGATGGATTTTGGCTATGATCACCCCACAGCGGCCGTGTGGATTGCCTACGATCCGGATACCGATGTGGCGTATCTGTATGATGCCTACCGGCAGCGCGAAGCGTCTCCCGCGATTCATTCGGTCGCGATCCGGACACGAGGCGCCTGGATTCCGGTGTCCTGGCCGCATGATGGCTATCAGCATGATAAGGGGGGCTCGTGTGAAGCGCTCGCCGATCAATATCGACAGTTCGGTGTCAATATGATGGTGCGGCATGCGACCCATGCGCCGGCTCAGGATCAGAAAGAGGGGGAGGGCGGCTATGGGCGTGAAGCCGGGCTCATGATGATGTTGGATCGCATGCAGACTGGACGTCTCAAAGTCGCAGACCATCTGAACGATTGGTGGGAAGAGTTCCGGTTGTATCATCGGAAAGATGGCAAAGTGGTGGATATTGGCGATGATTTGATGAGTGCCACGAGAATTGGCTTGATGATGTTGCGGCATGCGCAGACCATGCCGAAGCCGGTGCAATCCGCGTTCTGGGATGCGGTGAAACCACCCGCGCCGGCTGGCGCGATGGGGATGTTGGGGTCATGAGTCGAAACAGCTGGGTTCAGACGCTGACTTGTCGTAACGGTGGCTGGTGGGCGATTCCATACGATCGTCTCGTGTCATTGGATGTGAAGATACAGTCTTCGCCTCCATCGCCTCCATGGGTGCATACCTCGGTGGCGCGCGGCTGGCCCCGCTGTTCGATTTGTCGCGCGCCGATTTCGCCGCAGGTGGGGCATTGTCCGCATGCCACGGGACATGTCGTCAACGGGGACTATACGTTGATTCCCCATATTCACTATCCGGACTATGCCACCGTAGCTTATGGAGTAAAGCCCCGGTTTTGTAAACCGGAGAAGGCCGCGCACGTCGGTCCGGTGGCTCCATCATAGAAAGCAACCATGACGCTTGATATTGAGATCATGCAGGTCGAGACAGGTGAGATCGCGACACTGATTTCGGAGTGGGACGAAAGGGATGAGTGGCCTCCGTTTTTTTGGACCGATGGAAATTTTTCGTGCGATTGCAATCGAGAGCTGGAATTTTATCGTGTGAAGGGGCAGCCGAGATCCGTCGACCACGCGCAGTGTGGAAGTGGCCGGTATTGTGTGAAGCTTACGGCTGGAGATCAGATCTATGATGAGTTGTCAGAGGTTGCACCATGAGTTCAGCCATCCGTGACCTTCCCCTCTCCATCCGTACTCGCCTTGCACGGCAAAAGCGCGATCAGGCACGGTCAGAGCAGGTCTTGAAAGAACTGACTAACACATTAGTCCAACGCCGTAAGCGGTACGTGGACGGGCGAGCGGCGAGCGGGATTGAGGAAGTGTGGCGCAAGTGTGACGATAATATGGCGTGCGTGGATGAGATGACCGGGAAAGGCTCCGCCATTGTGCCGCCACGGTACACCAAGGGCATGACGCTCACGGACGGCATTCGGCGGAATGATGATGTCGCCACGAGCTTGAATAGCAAATCGCGGGCCTTTGAGCGGCTCACGGCGCGGTATGTGGCGGCTGGGGCGGCGAAGGTGAATAGTATTATTACCGCGATCGATGCCAAGTTGTTTTCAATTGATAAGACGCCAGTCGAAGATCTGATTGAGTTGCAAGAGTCTGTCTCACCCGTTTCCCTCAATGGGAGCCAGGCGCTTCGGGATCCAAAACCGGAAGAAGTTATGCCGGTGAATTCCACGGATCCGTTGCGTCCGCCGCCGATGCCGCCAGGGATGATGCCGGCGGCGTTGCCTGGGGTGCCGCTCACCACGAAAGATCTGGCTGATGAACAGGCGGCACTAGCGCACAAGAAAGCGAAGAAGGCCGAGCAGCTGATCTACGATTGGCAGATCGAGGCGAAGTATTCTAAGCATATTCGCCGTATGATGTATCGTGCCGCGCGGTATGGCACGGGGGTCATGAAAGGGCCGTTCCCGGAGTACCGCACAATGCGCGCCGTGACGATGGTCGACCAGCAGACAGCTAAGGTGGAGTATAAAGAGCTGATCAAACCGGGGTTTGAAGCGCTGTCCCCGTGGGATTGCTTCCCGGATCCTGACTGTGGCGAGGACATTCATCAAGGGGAAGGTTTCTTTGAGCGGAGTTACGTCGTTGAAAAAGTGCTACGCAAGCTGGCCAAGGAGGACGGCTATTTCGATCGTGAAATTCTGTTGGCGATCAAGGAGGGGCCGCAGCAGGGGCGTGCCTCGAACGAGGGACCGTCGCTATCAGGCGCTGGCACTGGCAAGGATGAGCGGTTCGAGCTGTGGTACTACACGGGGACGTTGACGTTAGAAGAATCGAAGGCGATCAACGATGCGTTGGGGGCGCAGCAGAAGGACTTGTTGTTACCGTTGCAAGCCATGGTGCCGGTGATCATCACGATGGTCAACGATCGGATTATCAAGTGTACTCAATCGCCGATCAAATCCGGGAAGTTGCCGTACAATTTTCAGCCGTGGGAGTTCCGGGAGGGTTCGTGTTGGGGGATTGGCGTTGCCGAGCAGTGTTTTATGCCGCAAGAGATGCTCAATGGCGCCTTGCGAGCCATGGCGAACAATGCGGCGGCTGGGACACAGGTAATTTTGAATAAGCAGTTAGTCACTCCCGCGGATCAGAGTCCGGTGATTTATGCGCTGAAGCTGTGGCATTTATCGGCGGATGCGACGACCGACGATATTCGCAAGGCGTTCGGGATTTTTGATATTCCGAACGTGACCGACAAGATGTTGGCGATCATTAATCACGCCTATCTTGTGGCGGAGAATTCCACGAACATTCCGTTGATTACGCAGGGGCACAGCGGCAAGACCACACCTGACACGTATGGCGCGGCGCAGTTGCAAGAGAACAACGCCAATCAGCTCTTGCGCGATGTGGCGGGGCGCTACGACGATTTTATCGGTGAGCGGAACGTCGATGATTTGTATGAGTGGCTCTTGCTCGATCCTGAAGTTCCGGCGGATGCGAAAGGCGATTTTCAGATTCATGCGAAGGGGGCATCAGCTCTCGCCGAGCGGTACATTCAGGATCAATTTATTGCGCAAGAATATCCGATGGTCAAGGATCCGGCGTTTGGCATTAATCCCAAGAAGTGGTATGCACAGCTGCGCCGCTCGAAGCATTTGAATCCCGAGGATGTGCAATATACCGACGAAGAGCAGCAGAAGCTGGCGCAAGTGCCGCCGCCGAAGGCCCCGCAAGTACAGGCCGCGGAGATTCGCGCGCAGGTGGATCTGCAGAAAGCGAAGATGGATCAGGATCGTGATACGGTCTATGTCCAAGCAGAGACGGCTAGAACACAGAGCGAGCATCAGGCGCGGATGCAGGAGTTGGCGCAAGAGCTGGATATTGCGATGCGCAAGGCACAGATCGAAATGGAGAAGATCAAGGCGGACATTGCCGAGACGACGATGAAATTGCAGACACAGCAGGAGTTGTCGACGCAACGGCATGCAGTCGAGGTGGCAACTCCGCCCACGGAGCCGGCGGGGAGGGCACCGGCTGGGCAGGCGTTTGAGAAATGATGAGTGCAATGCTGAAGGTATTGAGGCGATAGCATGGTTTCCCTCAACACCATTCGGCTTTATCGATTAATGGGAGCGACGTATGCGGAGTTGGGGTATGCGTCGGATAGGCTTGGCGAGAACCATGCGCGAAGCATTATTGGGGGTGGTCCCGTTGTGAAATGGTTACAGTTTGCTAAACGTAATCCGACGTTCCGTTCGGCGATGGAGCGGGTCTTAGTGAGGTGGGCGGAGCAATGTACTTGACAACCAGAAGTGATTGTATTACATGACGAATCATGGAGTGGACCCAGGCGGATCGGCTCTCTCCCACGGGACAGAGGGTTGTGGCGTATTTCAACGAGCGGTCCACCGATCTTCTAAGGCAGATTCGGAGAAAGGATCTCACGGAGCAGGACACGCAGTTTCTCCGGGGGCAGCTCCACGAGCAGGAAGTGTTTCTTCGGGACTTTCTCACGGACGAATCGTCGAACTTTTAAAGTCGATGACGGGATTACAAAGGCAAATTAATGAACTAAAACCACAGTTGGAAGCGTTGATTCGATAACGCCTCCTCGTTCTTAGGAGAACGGTAAAGGCCACGATGGTCCGAGTTTTTAGCTCGGCTGTCGTGGCCTTTTTTATTAGCTTTGACGGAAACGCCGAAGCGCGAGAGGGAGAGACGATGAGCACGGTTGCAGAACAGACAGACGCAGTGGTCGAACCGGGTGGACCGGGTGGACCGGTCGATGAAGCAGCCATTCTGGCCGCGTCATTTGCTGAAGGGTTTTCCGGAAAGGAGACGGAACCGCCTCAACCGGAAGCTAGCCAAGAGGAGCAGTCTGTTGTGAAACCGGCGGTTGTCGACCAACCACCGGGGCCGAAGTACGTGCAGCTGACAGAAGACGAACATCGGGACCTCCTCAAGATTCGTGACTTACAAGGCAAACTCGATACGGGATTCGGCACGTTAGGACAATTGCAGCAAACCATGAAGGAGCTGCGGGAGTCGTGGAAGACGGGTGCCGGATTCGATGTGTCGGATGACGATTTTGCTGAGCTGAAGGCGGAATTTCCCGAACTGGCAGCGATGTATCAGAAGGGGATGAACCGCATTCTTCAGCGTTTGAAGGTCCCGACACAAGTGCAAGCGCTCGACGAAGGGCAACTCAAGGACAAAATCTCGATGGAGCTGGCAGCGAAGGAGTTGGAAGACGAGTACCCCGACTGGAGGACGATCGTTGGGCCGGCTGGAACGGAAACGCCGTTTCGGCAATGGGTCTCGACACTCCATGAGGTTGACCAAAAGAAGATCTGGGGAAGCCGAAATCCACGCTATCTCGCACGGCAATTAGACAAATTTACGGAGGCGGCGGCATCGAAGCCGGAGACGAAGCCTCCAGAAAAACCATTATCAAAGCTTCCTGATCGGACGGCACAACTTAAGGCAGCGGTCCCTGTGAAACGGGTGACGCCGCCATCCTCGCCGGTCGATGAGGGAGGATTCAGCTCGGGATTCGCCGAAGAGTTTAAGGCGATGGGACTCAAGAGCTGAACAGGAAAGGACTAATTCATCATGCAACAGTACGCAACAACCGTCGCTCGCATTGGGAAATTTGCCGGGAAGGTCCTGGCCCATGCGGTGTGTGAAGAGATTTTAGCGAAGATGGGGGAACAGATCCCCATGCCGACCAATAAAAGCGATCTGATGATCTGTCGTCGGTGGTTGCCGTATGGCGCCACGGCGACAAGTGCAAACAGCCAAAATCGATTCTATCAGGATGGCAACGGTGATCGGGCACTAACGATCGTGCAGGCGCACCAAACGCAGGACGGCGTGACGCCGACGCCAGATACGATCGTACCGGTCGATGTCAGCGCACAGATTCTGCAATACACCTGTTTGTACGGCTATACCGATAAAACGGCGTTGTTATTTGAAGACGATATTCCTGCGCAGATGAAAGTTCAGGTTGGGGAGCGGGTTGCATTCGTCAATGAATTGAAGATCTACGGTGAGCTGCGGGCGAGCACCAATCAATTTTATGGAGGGAGCGGAACCAGCCTATCAACGGTCAATGGTGCTTTAACGTTGGGGCTGTTGCGGAAAATCACGAAAGCGTTAGATGCGAACCATGCCAAGCCGATCAACAAGATGTTATCGGCGTCCGAGAAATATGGCACCACACCGGTTCGGATGGGTTGGGGGGTATACATTCATCCAGACATGGCCCCGGACGTGCGGAATTTGCCGGGGTTTGAAGATTCCTCGAAGTACGCATCGGGGACGCCACTGCCTGGCGAGTTAGGCAAGTGCGAAGAGTTTCGTTTCATCAAACACCCCGATATGCCGCCGATCCAGAACGGAGGAGCCGCGATTGGGGGAACGAACCTCTATTCGACGAGCGGCACCAGCATCGATGTGTACCCCTTCATTGTGTTGGCGATGGACGCTTTTGCGCAGATTTCGCTGCGCGGAGAAACGGCGATTAAGCCGACGCACTTGCCGACTGGGCAAAAAGATAAGGCGGACATTTTCGGGCAGCGCGGCTATGTGGGAGCCATGTGGTGGAAGGCCGTGCTGCGCAAGAACGATGGCTGGATGGCGATCGGCAATGTTGGTGTGAAGAACCTCGAATAACCATTTATGGAGTGAGGACTGATTATGCTTGGCAAAATTAGTGAACATCTCCAAGGGGTTGTTGATAGTTCGTCGCGCATGGCGTTGTCGAACATTCTGCGACCGTTGGGAGATCGGCACGCCTGCCGGATGTTGAATTCGGCAGCGTTAGCAGGCACAGCCGTGACGGTGCCATCGACGGGGGCGGTGTCGTATTTGCTTGTGGCGAACGTGTTGCGCACGATTGGCAGCTCACAGGCACTGGCCGCACTGGCCGGCACAGTCGTGAACGCCACGTTCAACGTGTTTCTGTACCTCGTGAATGCGTCGGGGACCCTCTCAACGAAAATCGGATTGCCGGGAGCGACCCTCGCGGCAGTCCGGTTTCCGGAGATTCCCGAAGGCTTAACGGTCATTGGATTTACGATCATCAATCCCACTGGGACGGGGGATTTTGTCGGTGGGACCACGAACTTTAACGATGCGACGGTTGTTCCGAACGCAGTGCATATTAGCATTGTTGGGGAATTCGATCCGTCGATTAAGGTGTAAGAAAGGAACACGATTATGGATCAGCTTTCGCAGCAACCATTAACCCTGTGTACCGTGAAAGCAGCGTTAGCTGCCGGGACAACGACCACCCTTACCAATACCGGCACCATCGCGTTTTGCATTAAGGGGAAAGCCTACAGCAAAGCAGCGATGACCAATGCCACGACGCCTACGGCGGACGCGGCGACGGGTGCTACATTTGTCGCTGTGGGCGTCAATAAAGGCTCGGTCTTTGTCATTGGGCTTGATGCGGCCGGCGCCTTGAAGGTGACGCAAGGCAAGATCACGGATCTGGATAGTTCGGGGGCGTTTATCACAGCTCCGGAATTCGGGCCGGTGCCGTCCAGTGTCTGTCCGATCGGGTACCTTGTGACCAAGGTCGGCGCCACGGGATCACCTTGGACGTTTGGGGCAAGCAACCTCGCTGGTCCTCCGACAGGAGTGACGCATACCTTTGTCGATCTTATGACGATGCCGGAGCGTCCGCAAGTGAGTTAATGCCTAATGCAATAGGCAGTATGCGCGGGGAGCAATCCTCCCCGCGCCGATTGCCTGAAGGAGGGATATGGAAGCATCAACGCAGAGTCGTCCGATTAAGCGTCCGTCGAAAGATTTGTATCCCGATGCGGAAAAGATCGAACAGCCGAGCGATCACGATCTCGGCCTTGGGGAAACGCCGTTTCAACGTCCGTCGCCGAGTGAGGTGATTGTTGAGCCGAATCCAGTGCGGATGGAGTATGCCGAGGAGCTGCGATTCAACGAAGATCCGGTAACGATCATTGCGCATACGTCGGCGGACCCTAATGCGCCGTTGTATATCGAAGGGTGGGTGAATGGGCGTGGGGTGGAACGATGGCTGGAGGGCCTTGGCTGGTGTGAGGTGAAATTCATTCCCGTGGGCGAACCGGTCACCGTCAAGCGGAAATACGTGGAGCAATGGTTGCGTGGGCGTACGGTGGGGGTGCAGACCGTGGAGGATAAAGCGGACGGTAGTGAACCGCGCAACATGTTGCGGCGCATTGTGTCCGGGACGCATACGATACAGATCGTTGAAGACCGAAACCCGCGCGGGGCCGAATGGGCGCGTCGATTGATGCGGATGACCGTCGCAGCGTAAGGAGCGTTACGCCATGCCCATTGGATCGTCTACGGCGTCGCTCGACGGGCAAGCGACGTTCCTCGAAATCTGTCAACAGGCTGTGCAGGAATGCCGGCTGGCCCATGGGGCGAATCGATTGCCGACTTCGGTGATGGCGCAAGTCGGGGAATTGCGGCGCCTCGTGGATTGGACGGCGGAAGCTTGGTTTGAAATTCAATCGCTGCATCCGAACTGGAATTTTAAGCGTCATACCACCACGTTTGTGACTGTTCTGGGCCAAGCAGAATATGCGACGGTTGAATGTAATGTGGATCCCGGCACGTTTGGGCGATGGGTGCCAGACTCCTTTCGGTGTTATGAAACGGCGGTGGGCCTCTCCTCAGAGCAGCATTTGACGGACATGCCCTATGCGGCATGGCGAGACACCTATCAGTTCGGTACGATTCGGACCTCGACGGCGCGTCCAAATGTCATCACGCAACTTCCCAATAACGGCTTAGGGCTCGGGTTTGCGCCGCTCGCGGGGTACACCATTCTCGGCGATTATTTTACCGCGCCGATTCGCATGGAGACCGATGAAGAAATCCCCGAATTGCCGATTGCGCACAGCTACATGATCATTGTGTACAAGGCGATGACGTATTACGGCGAAGCTGAGTCCGCGATGGAAGTTCTTTCGAGAGGAGAACGTGGCTATAGCCGGTTGTTGACTGCTTTGCAGGAGGATCAATTGCCGCAACTCGTGATGGCAGGAGCGATGTGGTAACGATGCCGACTGCACGCACTCCTATCCGTGCGCTTCCAACGATCGAGTATGCCACCATCGAATTTAAAGGTGGGCTTGATCAAGTCACGCCGGTTCTGCGCTTAGATCCTGGTGTGCCGCGCGATGCGCTCAATTATGAGTGTGCGATCACCGGGGGGCATACGCGAATTGGGGGATATGAGCGCTACGATGGTCGGTTCAAGCCGGCGGATGCAACGTATTCAATTATTCAGGTGACGGGGTTTGCGAATGTCCCGAGTGTGGGGCAAACCTTAACCGGACAAACAACCGGAACCACGGCGACCATTGTCGCGGTGGACGAAGCGAAAAATTATATGGCGGTGACGTTGATTGTCGGCGCGGGGTTTTCCACGTCGGAAATCGTCAAGGTTGGCACCACTACCATTGGAGTTGCGACCATCGTGACCGTATTCGTGAATGCCCGGTCAAACTCCATTTATCTGAATGCCGCGGCCGATGTGTACCGTGCGTTGATTGCGGCGCCGCCAGGGTCCGGCGCGATCCGCGGCGTGTTTTCGATGGTCAACGGCAATGTACATGAGGTCTTTGCCTTTCGCAACAACGCCGGGGGGACCGCGTGCGTACTGCATAAAGCGTCGGTATCGGGGTGGACTGTTGTGCCGTATTTGCATGAAGTTGCATTTACCGGTGGTAGTGTTGCGCCAACTGAAGGGTTGACCATTACGCAGGGAGCGAATTCTGCCACGGTGCGACGGGTGATGGTGGAATCTGGAACCTGGGGCGGGGGGACGGCTGCGGGACGATTGATTATCACGGCGCCGACTCCAGGGAACTTCTCAGCGGGAGCATTGACGACGGGTGGAACCTTAACGCTTGCTGGTGCGCAGACGGCTATTACGATGTTGCCAAGTGGAACGTTTGAATTTGATGTAGGAAATTTTTCCGGCGCGGCGGGCACACAGCGGATCTATGGGTGCGATGGGTCGAATCGATGCTTTGAGTTCGACGGCGTGACGTTAGCGCCGATTAAAACAGGACTGACCACTGATGCGCCGACGCATATTGCCGTGCATCAAAATCATTTATTTGTGAGTTATAAAAGCTCGGTACTGCATTCAGGGATCGGGACGCCGTTTAATTTCACGGCTCTGGCCGGCGCGGCGGAATACGGAACGAGTTTTGTCGTGACCGGATTCAAGGTGCAGCCTGGCGCGCAGGATACCCCATCGATCTTGATTACGCTGACCCATGGTCTGCGTATCATGTACGGATCGGCGGCGGCGGGATCGAATCCGTTCCGCCTTGTGAATTTTCATACTGAGACCGGCGGGGCGGCACGGAGTCTCCAGACCCTGGATCGATCGTACTTTCTTGGGGCAACGGGGGTGCTGGATTTGGCGCGCGTTCAAGAGTTCGGCAATTTTGCGGCAGCCTCGCTCACGTTTTCCATGCAGCCCTATGTTGAATCGAAACGCACGTTGGTCTCTGCGAGTTGTACTCATAAAACCAAAAGTCAGTATCGACTGTTCTTCTCAGATGGCAGCGGCCTCTACTTGACGATTGTGAATGGAAAGCCGGTTGGCGCGATGCCTATCCTCTTTCCTAATCCTGTGACGTGCGCGTTTAATGGGCAATTGTCAAACGGGGTCGAGGTGATTTATTTCGGGTCGACGAACGGCATGGTGTACCAGTTGGAACGGGGCTCCTCGTTTGATGGAGAGGCGATTGATTACTATTTGACTCCCAATTGGGCGTCGATGAAATCGCCTCGAATTTTGAAGTCGTACCGGAAGGCGAGCCTTGAAATGTACGGAGATAGCTATGCGGAAGTGGTGTTTAGCTATCATCGTGGATACAGCTCTCCTGAATATGCTGAGCAATCAGGCATTACGTATGCCTCGAATTTTCAAGGGGTGCCTCGGTGGGATAGCGGTATTACGTGGGATGCGTTTGTCTGGGATGGATCGACCTTGGGACCGACAGAAATTGAAGTGAGCGGGGATGGTGAAAATATTCGAGGTCGGTTAGGCGGCAGTTCTGACTACATTTATCCGTTTACAGTGAGTTCACTCACGTTTTCGTATATTCCGCGTCGAGGGATTAAATGAAAAAACTCGCGTTAAGTTGTGCGTTTGTGCTGGGCACGTTCTCCATCGTGTGGGGGGTGAACGAATATTATTCACACGGGAGTTTTCCGTCGCCGTCGTCGCCGGCTACATCGGCATCGATGCGGGCTGAGTTTGATTTAATTTCGTCGGGGTTTGATAAGCTTCCGGTCCTGACTGGGAATGGTGGCAAGCTCATCCAGATCAATGGTGGTGGCACGGCGTTGTCGGTCATGCCTGGTGGGTCATTATCTTTAGGTGGCAATCTTGTCTTTAGCGGGGCCTATAACACGACGTTTGTTCAGCAACAGACGACGACGCTGACGCTTCCTAGCACCAATGGTACGTTGGTAACGGCGCAGGGCGTTGAGACCCTCTCGAATAAAGCGCTGAACCTTTCTAATTCCACATTGACCGGTACTACAGCGCAATTCAACAACAGTTTATCGGACGGTGATTTTGCCACTTTAGGAGGCATTGAAACCCTCACGAGTAAACTGATTCAGTTTCCCGCGTTACAGAATTCTTCGTCCAACGCGAATACGTTGGACGATTACGAAGAGGGAAGTTGGACGCCCAGTGTGGGCGGCACAGCGACGTATACCACGCAGAACGGGCATTACGTCAAGGTTGGGCGCCTGGTGTGTTTGAACGGACTGCTGACGATCAATACGATTGGCACGGGAAACCCCAATACGATTTCAGGGATACCGTTTAGTCCGACCTATGACGTAGCCATTCCGATTTCGCGGACAGCGAACCTGTCAACGTCCGTGACTTCGATTTCGGGGGTCATTTTTGGTGGGTTTTTGTCGGTGGCGCTCTATTCGCGCACAGCAGCCTCAACGTCTGATGCGCAAAACAGCGTGTTAGGGAACGGCTCCTCATTTAGCTTGTCCGGCTGTTATTCCACAGCGACCTAGAAAGGATCTGGTATGGCGGCGATTCAACCAACAATTACGCACAAAGTCGGCGATGAAGACGGCTCGTTGATGTTTGCGGTATGGGTGCTGTCAACGACCGATAATATCGGGATCGGGGTACCCATGGCGGAATGGATTGACCGCACCTGGCACGTCAAGATTGATGGGGGGGGATCGATTGGCGGCGGGACCGTCGCGGTTGAGACGGCGCCGTCCGATACCAATGCGGACTACGCGGCGTGCAAGAATGCGGCTGGTGGGGCAGCGATTTCGCTCACGGGTGCGACGTGCGCCACCAGTATTGAAAATGTGGGGTTTATGCGACCGAAACTGAACGGGTCAACGGGGGCGTCTGGGGTGCGTGTCACTCTTCTGGCGCGTCGTCCGAATACCATGAGGCAATAAGATGGGAAAAACTACGGCATCAGTGGATACGCTCGATCGGCTCGCGGTGCAGCTGTCCGGGATTCAGGAAGCGGCCAAGCAGCTACGGGAAATCGGTTCGTATGACGGCGCGATCGAAGAATTGAAGAAGCAGAAGGAAACATTGCTCAAGGAGATCGAGGTTGAGCGGACGACGCTGAGCGAACTGCAGAAAACAATTCAGGCGTCGATTGCCAACGCACAACATGAGGTCGATGAGATCCGCAATACAGCCGCAAGCATCATCGACGATGCAAAAAGGCAAGCCACGAAAATCGTGCAGGATGCAGAAGCGAAGGCCGTGCAGCGTGCGGCAACAGAACGCACCAAACGGGAAGGAGATTTGTCCGGCATCCAAAAGCAGATCGATGAAGAAACGATCAAACTGAATGGGATGAAGGCGAAAACCGCACAGGCGCTTGCAAAGATTGATGCGATAGAAAAACGGGCTCAGGACGCGCAACAGGCACTTGAATCAATTCAAAATGCGGTGAAGGCGCAGGCGAAAGCGCTCGCGGAATGAGTCCACGCCATGCTGACGCCAGCGGTAATGATCGCGCTGAAGTTGCTGCAGGGAGCCAGTAACGTTGGAGAGGGGGGCGGAGGGAGCGGAGCGTTGACGTTGTGGCGCCCCACGTGGATTCCGAGGAGACGTGGATAAGTGTCGGACAATTTTCAGACCGATGCATCGGCGGGTGACGGAAAGACCTTTGCGAGTGATGAAGTTGTTGGGGGGCCGACTGGAGGGACGTGTGATTATCCACTCTCAAAACTTGCGTTTGGTCCGCTGGATGCCGCCACGATTGTTGACGATGCGGCCGGGGCTCGATTCCCTGTTAAGGTTAGCGATGGGCTTGGTGCTGCGGCGGTTTTATCTGGACAGATTTCTCTCTCAGGAGCGGAGTCTGCGCTCTCGGCGGCTGTGGCGAGACGATTCAAGCTGAAAGCCCATGTGGACAATACTGATGTGGTGTATGTAGGGACGACCGGTGTTACCACGAGTAGTGGCTATCCGCTCTGGCCAGGAGATCCGATGGATGTTGAGGTCTCAAATTTGAACGTCGTGCATGCCATTGTGGGATCCGGGACACAGAAGCTGAGTTATTTAGGGTTTGTGTGATGATCATTCTACTTTTCATCCTGCTGCTTGCTCCTTCCATCGTCTTTGGACAGACCACGAACTCACGAATACAGGCCGGAGATGGAACGCCGATTACCGATACGACCAATGGTCGATTGGATGTTACGGTGCAAAATCCGGTCAATGCGGCGCAGAGCGGCACTTGGAATGTGACTAACGTCTCAGGCACGGTATCGTTGCCGACTGGCGCAGCCACAGAAACGACGTTGGGGACACGGCTGGCCGATGCGACCTTCACGGGGAGATTTCCGGCAGCCTTTGCTTCTGCCGACAACATTGCCGCTCAAACTGCAACGTTCATTCACGGGGGCTTGTTCGCCTGGGACAGTGGTGGTGGCAATTGGGATCGACTGTTGCTGACCTCGGGGGCGCTGCACGTGAATGTGCAGAATGCGAGCCTCGCTGTGACGCAATCGGGAGCATGGAGCCTTACGGCGAATGCCGGCTCCAATCTGAATACCTCAGCCTTAGCGCTCGAATCCGGCGGCAATCTGGCAGGGCTGAACGGAAAATTCCCTGCGGCGGCAGCGTTGGCCAACGATACGGCCAATCCTACCCTTTCGGCCATTGCGTCCTACAACATGTGTTTTGATGGGGCTACGTGGGACCGGTGCGCGAACATGGCCACGGACACCGATGATAATTCACTTGCGAGTGGACAGGTTACCGGGATCGACATCAGTTTGAACTACGGGTTTGATGGTACCAATTGGGTGCGGCAACGCGCGTTCTCGTCTGCAGACAATATTGCGGCACAAGTCGGGCAGTTTATGCACGGTGGATTGATGGCCTGGGATTCAGGCGGTAGCAATTGGGATCGGGTCTTGATTGCCAGCGGACGGCTGCAAGTGGATGGGTCTGGGGTGACGCAACCGATTTCTGGGACGGTGACGGTTGGTACATTCCCTGATAATGAACCGTTCAACCTTAGCCAGATTGGCGGCAATGCTGTCAGTGCTGGAGTCGGTGTATCTGGAACCGGCACGCTGCGAGTGGCGGCCATTCTTCATGATGGGACGGATACGGCGTCCGTGACGGCGGCTGGTCGGCTGGAAGTTGAGTGCGGCAATTGTTCAGGATCTGGCGCCACTCATGTAGATGATGCTGCTTTTACCGCTACTTCTGACGATGTAGCCCCACTCGGTGCACTCTATGATACGACACCTCCGGCCATTACGGATGGGCGTGTGGGTGTTGCACGGATGAATTCCAATCGCGCTTTGATGGTGGACGGCTCCGGCGTCACGCAACCCGTCTCTGGAACGGTGACCGTAACGGACGGCGCCGGCGCGTTGAATGTGATTGTCGATTCAGGGTCTCTCACAGCCAACGCGGGAACGAATCTGAATACCTCGGCGCTAGCCCTGGAATCTGGCGGCAATCTGGCGACGGTGGCGGGGGTGGTGGATGCGACCGGGACGGCCGTGCCAGCCAACACGCTGTTTGTCGGGGGGACGGACGGGACCAATACTCGGGCGCTCAAGACTGATTCGAGCGGCGAGCTGCAAGTCGACGTGCTCACACTGCCCAGCGTGACGATTGGGACCTTTCCCGACAACGAACCGTTCAATGTGGCGCAAATCAATGGCTCGACGGTGCAAGTCGCGAGCAACAGCCTCAATACTACTGGCGCGGGCTTGCAAGCGCAGGCGATGGTGGGCCAGTGCGACGACACTTCGCCTACCTCCTTGACCGAGAACCAATTCGGGCATGCGCGAATCAACTGCACGACGCACCATCAGCTTGTCGAAGTCGGCGCGGCGCTTCCGACAGGCGCCAATACCATCGGGAATGTGAACCCAGGGACGGCAACGAACTGGGGGATCTACGCCGAAGATAACGGCGAAACAGCCGGCGGAAATCTGATGATGGCGGGCACGGTCCGCCGGGATACGGCGGCGTCCTCAGCGGGATCAACAGGCGACAACGCGACTCTGAACACGGATGCGACCGGCCTCTTGTGGACGCGCTTGATTGATCCCTGTACCTCTGCCGCAAAAACCTACTTACCGATCAATATTTCCACGGCGGCGACGACTGAAATTACGCCCTCGCTGGCCGGGGGCAGCAATCATTATTACGTGTGTTCGTTGGTGCTCATTACGGCAGCGGCGAACAACGTGGCCTTGGTGGACGATGATAGCGACGGCTGCGGGTCGGTGACCTCCGGCTTAGCTGGCGGAACCACGGCGGCGTCAGGATTCAACATGGCGGCGAATGGCGGGCTCACGTTTGGGAATGGTCTCGGGGCGGTGTTCAAGACTGGGGGCACGAATCGGGTGCTCTGTTTGGTCACCAGTGCGTCGACGCAGCTCTCCGGGACGATGACCGTGGTAGCTGCGCCGTAGGAGGGGGGGATGTATGCCTAATATGGCTGTGCTGGTTGCTGCGTATGTGTTTCAGAATGGAGTGTTGCAGTGTCAATTGGCGACGGTCACGGCAGACGGACAAGTTGCTGATGTGTTTTTTGCGTATGATTTCGATATGAATACTTCTCAGTTCAATGCTGAAGTCGAGGCACAGGCCAAAGCGGCTCAGGTAGCTAAAAACGGCGTTGTGTTTGTACCTAGCGATAAAATTCAGATTGCGGCAGGGAGAGTGACGTGAAGATTCCGTTGCGAGCCTGGCATCTCTTGGTGGTGCAGCTGGTCTTAGTCGCTTCCCTGGTCTGGGCGGCGAATTCGCGGATTACCGAACTGACCGAATTGACCACCCCTGCCACTGGCGACATGCTGGAAATCGTCGATGTGTCCGATACGACGGACAACGCGGCTGGCTCCAGCCGCAAAATGCGCGTGGATCGGATCAGTGAGCAGATCTATGCCTTAGGGAGTGACTACACCAACTCGACGGCTACCGGGACGGAGATTACTGGTATTGGGCCGATGACGGCGCCAGCAGCCGGGACGTACAAGCTGGAATGTTGGCTGATTGCGCAGAACGCGACCGCCGCGAACGCCGGGGACTTTGGGGTGAACTATACCGGGACCGTCACGCAAATGTTTGCCACGTTGATTTTCCCAGATCAAGGCCAAACGGCGACGATTGGGACGGCAGACGGCACGGTCACCGGGAACGGCGGTGAGTTGATGGTGACACACGGCTCAGTCCTGACCGAATCGACGACGACGCCGAACCTGAACATCATCGACTCCTTTGCGGGGGTGGAGGATGTCTGGATCAATATTCATGCGCTCCTCACGGTGTCGGATACGGGAGATTTTGAGATCTGGGCCGCGAGCGAATCGACCACAACCTTAACCGTGCAGTCCGGCAGTTATTGCGGTCTGCGGAGGATTGCATGATCGGGCTGATCCTCATTGCGCTATTGTTGTGGGCTGTGCCGAGTTGGGCGGCGCTCGGCATTGGCCAGAGTGAGCTGTGCCGTGCGTTGACCACTACCTGCACCACGACGGGGGTGACCACGACCAACGGATCCTCGTTTGTGGTGTGTGTGTCCGGAAATGGCGTGCCGAATACTCCAAGCGACAGCAAAAGCAACACGTATACCGCGATTGCTACGGAATTATTTCTTGGCGCCAACAACCGCAATCGGTGTTACCACGCACTAAATGCCACTGGTGGATCATCGCATACCTTTACCGGCTCGATCGCCAGTGGCTCAGTGGTGAGTGTAATTGCTGTGGAAATCACTACAGCGACGACGACGGCGGCGGAAAGCTCAGCCAGGCAGACCGATAACGCCACGGCGTTTCTTTCGCCTGGAACCACGACCACGCACGCAGACTCACTGCTGATCGGGTTTCAGACGTTGGAAGGGGGGAGCGCCACCTATACGCCGACCCATGGCAATTCGTTTACCGGTCTGGATTCAGAAACCGACGGCGATCTGTATTATCCGGTGTATTCGAGTTATCGCGCGGTATCGAGCGGAACCTATAATACAAGCATTACAGTGACAGGCTCACCGACCAATACGGGGAATTGGGTGATGGCGTACTACGAAGTGCCTCCGGTGATCTCCGGCTGTCGTTTGCTCCAAAACGGGACTGATAAACGGTTGACGCAAAACGGGACTGATGGACGGATTTTGCAAGGGGGCGGGGATTGTGAACTCGGCGGCGGCGGACCGGCGGTGGTCCCTGTCCGCATGATGATAGGTGTGGGGTTATGAAATGTCGTGGTGTCCGTGGTGCGAAACCAAGGACGATGAAGCAGACAATCGGATTTGCAAGAACTGTCGAGAGACATTGCTGAACGAATTGAGAAAAGCGAGCCCCTGTGAGCCTGAGCGGAGTCCGTATGTGACCGTGGTGCGGTGTAATTACTGTGGGCATCTGAAGCGGAGTGAGGAAGTGGAAGGACAGGAACGATGATGTCTGTACGTAATATGGCCAGATGGAGTCTTGGGGTGGTGCTGTTCTGCCTACTGCATCAGTCAGTATTTGCAATGGAGCATTATACGGAAGTCTTGAAGGATGGCAAAGGGAACTCCATTAAAGGGGCATCGATCTATGTCTATAACGCCGGCACTACTACGCCGTCCCAAATTTATTCAGATAACGGCATTACGCCAAAGGCCAACCCGTTTCTGACCTCCAGCACGATCGATCATCCAGGAGCGTTCGATTTCTACGCAGTCGGTGGCGTCTACGATATCGTGATTATGAAAGAAGGCTATTCGTTTGATCCGCTGTTGACGAGACGAATTGCGTTGTTTGATCAAACGTCCGGGTTGGCGATTCCGTATGGACCATCATTTCCTTCCTCTCCCGCTCTGCATTCGCTGTTCATCCTGACCAGCGATAGCGGCGCGAACTGCGAACAAAGCGGGGGAGTCGTCGTGACGCTTTGTCGATGGGATGGGCTGGCCTGGGCGGTGTTCGGCGGAGGCGGAGGCGGCGGAGGCGGAGGCGGCGGAACAACCGGTTGGCCATCGGTCTTAACGGGTGCAGCGGCTACGAGCGAAACGGCAGGGCAGTCCGTCAACATTCGAGGAATCGGTGCGCAGTCAGCCAATGGCAACGATCGCTTCCAAGGATCTGACGGAATGTTCTACGACGTGTGTGTGGTCGGGAACGTTCGGAACAATTGTAATTATTCTCGGCAACTTAATGCGGGGTTTTATTGGGAGATCAAGGACGATGATGGCAACGCGATTTTCAGGGTAACGAACGACACGCAGGAACTCACCAACGTAAGGCTGAACGGAGCGAGTTCCGGCAATACAATTATTCTCACGGAGGAAGATCATTGGGACGTAGCCGCCTGTCAGGATACTACGGCGCAGGCCATCTTCAATCTTCCAACGACGAACGCACCGACCCCCGTTTGTGAGGGGAGCAACACACGGCTGGCGACGCTCGATTTCAACGATACAACGGATCAGAGTTTCTCTGCTCGATTGATTCTTCCAACAGGGTATCAGTCTACTCCTGGCATCGATGTCCATTTCCGATGGAAGGCGGCATCGACGTCCGGCACGGTCATGTGGTGCGCGAGATTTGCTCGTGTCGCGGTTGGCTCAACCTCAGATCCATCGCTTCCATCGGAAACCACGTCGAGTTGTGTGAGTGATACGGCCAACGGTTCGACGCTCACTGAAAATACTACGACCATCGCATCCGTTGCCTGTACGTCATGTGCAGCCGGCGATGCCGTTAATGTGGTGGTGTCTCGTGATGCGAACGGCACTTCTGGAACCGACAGTATGACTGGGGACGCTAAGCTCATGAACTGGGGGCGAACGTGGACGGTGGCTCACTAATGACACGGATCATTCTCCTGTTTCTCCTGCTCTTCTGTTGGTCCAGTGCGCCACAGGCGCAGCTGGCCAAAGTGGTGTATCTCGCGCCATATGACGGAGACGGGAGCGGAGAGAACCCGTTCCGCCCACGTGGGATGGACGAACAGACCGGATGTATCGATGTGCGCAAGAATCCAGAGCAAGCGGCCGGGGTCGCGATCTGTGGACGCCAGAGTCTTCCGGCGGGAACCGGCTATATCGAACTCTCAAATCGGTTGGACGGCATCTTGAGCCGTGCACAGCGACAGGCGATCGAAAGTCGTCTATTGGACGGCGACACGCTTACGGCCACGGACGTACCGGGCATTCTCGTGGAACTCTTGATTGATCGGCGGAGCGGCGCAAATAAGCTCCGCCAGAATCGTGACGGGAAATACCACATTTATCTCGGTCGAGAAGAGGCGGTCAAGCGCACGGCCTGGCTCTACGATCAGTGGCACGTGAACGATAACGGTCTTGTGGCTGATACCACTAATGCCGTTTTCGCGCTACTGCAACCATCGCTCGCGTGGGCGGCCTCCTATACCGAAGATTGGGACTGTGCCGACAACGCGGCGCTCACCTGCGACCTCACATGGACGGAAGTCACCGGGACAGGGTGGGAGATTTTCTCCAACGTGGCTCGCACCCTGACGACGGCGACGGGACGGGCACGCGCAGAGAGTGCGTTAGACACGGACGATCATAAAGTCTCTGCCACCATGACGACCTTTGCCATTACTGGCGGGACGTTTGGGCGCTGCGGTGTGATGGGGCGGAAAGACGGTACGTCGGCGAATAATTCATACGTGTTCGTGGCGAACAATTTCTCTACGACTAGCGGCTTCGAGCTTGGCGTGTTTACGGGCGGCGCGATTTCGGTGATTGGCACCAGTACGCAAGATCAGGTCGATGGCGATGTCCTTACGCTCATCGTGGATGGATCGAGCATCAGTGGGGATGTCGATACGTCGGTCATCGTCGGGCCGGTGACGGATATGGCTGTTTCTGGAAATCTGTATGGCGGTATTTATAGCAACGGCAATAACACGAACTTGGATTGCCGATTGAATAATTTTGCAACTGAAGATCTCCCTCCTCCTCCATGGAGTGGAGTGTTAAGGAGACGTGCATGATGAAGCAGGCATTGTTTGCTGTGGTCTGTTTGCTCTGGCTGACAACGGCATATTGGCTCACGTTTGCGCAGGCTCCGATCGTGACGTATTGGGTTTCTCCCTCTGGGAGTGACGCGAATGCCTGTTCGGCAGTCGATGGGAGCACTGATCCCGGCGTGTATAAAGCGACGCCAAACGGGGTCATGACCTGCCTCACAGGGGGCGGGAAGGCCATTATTCGAGCTGGAACGTATACCGGTTCGACGGCCCATTTCCGCAATCTGCCGTCCGGGACGCCAGGATCTCCCATCATTATTGAAGGCGATCCCAACGATTCTCCAGGATGTGCGTTGGCCGAAACGTGTTCAACGATTTTGCAGCCGGCCACTGGGTCTGTGAACTCCATCATTCCAGCGTCAAATTATATTATCCGCAAGTTCATTATCGATCATACGAACAACCGGAATTATCCGATCCGCATTGGTGGGAATGGAGTGACGACTTGTACTAACGTCCTGATTGAGGATGTGGTTTTGCGGAACACGCAACTGTCTGATGGTGGAGCCGGGGGAGCTACGGGGCTGATTACGGATGATGCTTGTAATTTCATTACCTTCAGACGGATGCATATTCATCATAATGGGGAAGTCCCTGGCGGTGGCCCTGGCGGGTATTTTCAGAGTGATGATACGACGTTTGAGGATGGGTGGGTTCACCATAACTCATATATTGGGATTCAGTGCTACAGCTCTTTCCCCGGAGTTGCGAGACCGGATCGATGCAAAATCTTACGATCGATCATCGAAAACAACGATAATGCAGGAATATTTCTCGAAGGAGACGATGATGAAGCCATTGGAAATATCATCAGGAACAACGGAGGAGGAATCGATACGGGGTCAAACGGCGCGGCTAGAGCGCATATCTACAATAATGTCATCGCAAACGGTAGTATCAACATCGGCGCATCAGGGTCTGGACCTAACTCGATCATTCGAAACAATATTATGATGGGCAATGTGACGGTCAGTGCTGGCTCCACGGGGACGATTGTGTCTCACAATGCGTGCCTATCATCCAGTAATTGTGGGACGAATAAGCTGACGATTGCATCTATTGCTGATCTGACCGTTTCGTCCAGCAATTTCAGTTTGAAACCAGGTTCTGCGGCGATTAATGCGGGTATCGATGTCGGGTTGCCGTTCAACGGATCGGCTCCTGATATCGGCATGAGTGAAACCTTTCTTGTCTCGTCCGCGACGGTGGCGACCAATGTCGTTGAAGTGGTTGTCGGCATGAACCTGAATACGCCGGTTGTCCCGACCTCATCTGGTTGGTCGGTAGGCTGTACTGGAACGGGATGCGGATCTCCAGTCGTTTCGACTGTTACGCTGAAATCAGGCACCAGCGCCACGATCCAACTGGTGATTACGGGGATTACCGGCACGAACTGTGATGCCGGCCAAACCTGGACCGTGAGCTATTCCAGTGCGACCGGCACTACGACGAATTTTACGTGGGTTGTCAATCGGCAAGCCTTGACGAGTGCTACGAATTTCGCAGTGACGAACAATTGTACGGGCGGTGGGCCACCTCCACCGGCCGGATTGCATATTTATTACAAGCTTGATGATGGGACCGGTACGAATGCCAACGATGAGACAGCGAACAATCTGGATGGGACCTTAACGAATAGTCCAGCGTGGGTCGCGGCCCGCAATGGGCAGGGTGTGTCCATCACGCAAGCCAGTACCCAATATATTGCCATGCCCTATGGTAGCGGGATCAATCCTCTCTCGCAATCGCTCACCGTCTCCTTCTGGGTCTATGTCACCGATGTGAATTTCCTGGGAATTCGCTGGGGCGCGCCACTCGGCACGAATCAACGGCTGTATATCGGACAACAGAGCGGCACGTGGCGAATTGGCGTGCAGGATTCTAACTACAGCACAGGGGCGTCAGATAAAGCAGTGGAAGTCGGCTGGACGCATCTTTGTATGACAGTGGACAACGCGACGCCTGGTAGCGGTACAGGGACTGCGACGTTGCATGTCAATGGAGTTGCGTCAAATTCTCCGAATGCGAAGAAGACCTATACGTCCTACGCGCTAGCCGACAATTTCCGTGTGGGTGGCATTGCAGCGAATCCTACTCCCGGAGGCATCTATGACGATGTAAAACTATGGCTTGGTATTGTTTCTTGTGCCGACGATTTTGCTTCCTCTAATCCTCCTACTTCTCCGTGGATCGGCACACTTTCGTCTGTCGCTGCGCAATTTTATATGACCAAGACAGATCCGGCCAGTGTGCTGATCCCGCTTGGGAAAAACAACGCCAACGTGACAATCCCTCCTGGGGGGGCATGGGCCTTGTTGCTCGAAACGAAATGCGAGGCGGGTGTGAATTGTACGCCGATCGGGCAAAAGCTCTTTTATTCCTGTGCGGCCTGTCCGAGTAATGGATCGATTTTATTGATGCCGAACACGGCGACCACGGACGGCATTGAATTTTGGGGCCAGACCACGGAGCCAGGATTGTTGAGTGGAGCACCACCGAACAAACTGACGACCGGTACGTCAGTGGATGTGGCAGGCGGAACAAACCCGAATGCCGATACAATCCCTGTGGTGGGATTGAATCAAAATCAAAGCACGGTGATTGCGTATCTTGGCCGTATTGTTCCAGGAACGCCGACCGGGCGAACGTTCTGTATGAAGCCGCGCGAGCAATCCGGGCTCGATTTAAATGGTGGCTATACGCCGCCTGGAGGAGCGTGTGTGACGGTAGGCATTCCAACTTCGACTGGCGGGCCGTGATCGAATACATCTGGCAGCGTGCCTGCCCACAATGCGGGAGACACTTAGCACGCCTCTGTGAATACGGGGTTGCATGGCTCTGTAAGTGCGGATGGACCACTGCCGATGTAAGCAGAGCAATACGAAAGCCTGAGCACCCACAGAATGTTGAGAATGTGTTCCACGGGGAACAATGATGGTTTTAGATCTCATCAGGGTGGGCTCCTCGAATCGCGGGACATTCGGCGTGTTGCGTCATGGCCAAGTACCGTTTGTCCTGACCCTAGAGCGACCCTGGCTGGACAATCAACAGAACGTCTCGTGTATTCCGGCTGGGCGCTATCGCTGTCGCAAGATCCGATCGCCGAAGTTCGGGAATACCTATGAGATTTGCGATGTCCCGAACCGAACGCACGTATTATTTCACAGCGGCAATGTTATTGAGGATACCGCAGGGTGTATACTCGTCGGTGAAGAGTTCAGCGGAACCTGGGATAAACCGATGTTGGTGTCTAGTCAACGCGGGTTTGGCGAATTGATGAAGTACTTGGATGGCATGCCAGAGTTTGACGTGGTAATTCATGAGTTCTCACTCATCGAGTCGTCGGTTGCCGTATGAAGAAACCCAGGGTGTTTCGCTGTCCAAATTGTGGCGGATCGGTGATTGCGCATGAAGTCAATGTTCACCTACGGGAGTGCGAGAAAGGGAAACGGTAGCGGGAACCGTGTAAGGCTGGCTAATGCGCCAGTAGCCTCCTATATAGAAATCGTTGTACCGTCCATTTAACAGTAGGGAGGCTGTCATGAAATGGTGGACGGTACAGGTAGTTTGGAACTCGGCCCTACGTATAAAACCCTTTTCCTTGGTGCTTGCGTTGTTATTGGGGGGGCTGTTGGGTGGTTTGTGCAGGACATTCGTCACTCCGTCGACGAACTCACTCGTGAGCATTACGCGCTTCTCGACCGACAGCGCGAGTTGGAGACAGGAGCGAGCGCATATAAATGCAGCCGAGAGAGAGATCATGTTGAGGATACGGAAATCAAGCGTCGTCTGGCTGAAATTGAACAGGAATTAAGATGGAAGAGCAAGCGATAGCAGTGTAGTGATGATGGACGAAGTTCCGACCCATGGTATGTCCACGTGGGAGCGGATGCTCCTCACGGCGATTGGGACCATCATCTTTTTTATTCTCTCGGCGACGATTACGCAGGTGATTATTAATTCCAGTCGATTAACGGCGCTCGAAACGCGGATGGTCGGACACGATGCCGAAATGGATCGGATCTATGGTGAGATTCGCGAGCATCGCAAAATCAGCGAAGGACGGCGATGACCACACAACCTGAAGATAAAATCTATTGGGGTGGGCAGCTCGAACGCTTGCCGACGATGATTCGAGCGGCGATTGTGGCGGTTCGTCTGGGTGGGCAAACGGTGGTCATCATGGCGCTTGTCGGGATCCTCATTGGGATTCATCTTGGGGCGTTCCCCGACCAAGCGTCAAAAGACCGAGAAATACTCATCCGGGAATCGAAACAACAATCCGAGGAGCTGCATCAAAACAGCATGATTCAAGCGCAGCAATTACGGGTCCTGGAAGAGCATGCCCGTACTGCACGCGCAACCGTCATGGTGCTGTGCGCGAATCTGGCTCCCGGGACGTACGAGCGGGGGCAGTGTTTAGAAATTCTGGGGAAATAGGAGGCACGATGAGTGAGGAGCAGGTTTCAGCGAGCAAATCTAAGTGGGGGATGAATATCTTTCTCGCGTTCCTTACGTGGTTTCTCATTTCTGGGTTTCTGTCCGTCCTCTCTGCACTCTTCTTCTGGCATGTTCCGGATGGGAATAAGGAAATACTGGTATATATGGCCGGCCAACTTTCAGGGTTTACCGGATCGGCGGTTGCGCTCTGGACGAACACAACTTATCAGAGCGCTCAGAAAACGGAGATGCTGGCGAAGTCGGGGCCGATTGATCCGCATTAAGGAGTCGTATGCTGCCCGCTCTCATGGCGCTCAAACCGGCGATTAAGTACGGCGTGCCTGTCGCGATCCTGGTGGCGTTGATTGGTGGAACCAATACATGTTCTTACGTCAAGGGCAAGCGGGTAGTGCAGCAAGCCTGGGACGCCTCGATTGCACAGCAAGCGGCGCAATCAGTCAGAGAAGTTGTGAAAGCCCAGGCGATGGAATCGGAGGTGGTGCGAGAGAGCGATGTGCGCGAGCGTGACATTAAGAGGAAGGTTGATACCATCAGAAAGAAGGTGCTTCGTGATCCACACAAACCGATTACTCTCAGCCCTGCTACTGTGCGGTTGCACGATGAGCTTCGCAGCCTGTCAAACAAAACCGACGACCGTGTGCCCGCCGCCGATCCTGGCACCGGGTCACCTGAAATACTACGAGGAGGATTGGGATCTGCCACCACTGAAGTCCTACAAGTCGAGGATGGAGAATTCGTCGAACTGACCATGGAGGAATTGAAGCAGGCGGCTACTGATTACTTTGAGAAATATGCGTTGCTGCGGAATAACTATCGAGGACTTTCCGAATGGAACGATGGCCGAGAAGCGCTCGAAAAAGCGCGACATGGGATTGAAGAACATCATGAGTAGGCTGAAATCCTGGTGGACCAGAACCACCGTTGATCCGGAGTATATTTTGATCACGATGGTGATTATGGCTTTTGCGCTCTTGGTCATTGTCGCGCTGGTTCCAATGGTGGTCCATGCGGGCGCGTGCTTGGTGATTGAAGTCCCGCCGCAAGCGGTGACCTGGGTCCAAGACGGCGATACGTTCACCTTGTTCAATTTCGCGCCAGGGGGAGCGGTGAAAATCAGAGTCTCGAACGTCGATACGCCTGAGAAGAAAGAGCCGAAGTTTGAAGAAGCGCGACAGTTTACACGGGACTGGCTTGCTAAAGGAAAATTCATCGTCGATACATGCGGTGAATATACGTTTGAGCGCATTCAAGCCGTGGTGACGCGGGATGATCAGACATTGGCGCAAGAGTTGATCCGTGCAGGACTCGGGACCGCTGGAAAGAGGAACTAAATGGCGACCGTACAAACATACATGCCACCTGTCTACGATGATTCGAAGTTTCCGTTTGCTCCGAAGAAAGGTGGGATTTTCAACGATCCTCAGCTCAATCCCGCGCCGGCGGCGGCCACAGCGGCGGCGGACCGCGCGACGGCGGTGAACTATGCGCCGGAATCGTTTCATGTCACACCCGACCAGACGGTGAATGATCAGATCGCCAAGATCGTCAGTGAGGATTCGAAGTTGATGCAACAGGCTCGCACGCGCGCGAATCAAGAGGCTCAGGCCAGGGGGTTACTCAATTCGAGCTTAGCCGTTGAAGCAGGGCAGAATGCTGTGATTGGGCAAGCTATGCCGATTGCCCAATCTGATGCGGCAGCCTATGAGCGGGCGGCAACGAATACGGTTAACGCGAATAATGCAGCGGCCTATCAAAATGCACAAGCAGCGAATACGGTCAATTTGGAAAATGCGAAGGCGGGAACGACGGTCAATCTCGCGAATGCCTCAGAGGCGAACAAGTTACTTGGCACAAAAATGACCTTAGACTCTGATCTGCTGAAAACACGACTCACGTTGGATAACCAGATGGCCTTGGCGAAGCTTGATGCGAGTACCAAGACGGAACTTGCCAAGATGGACAATGAATATCGCGGGTTATTACAACTGTCGCAGAATGCCACTAATAAGTTTAATCAAGTCATGCAGAGCATTGCGCAGATCTCGCAGAACAACACGATGTATAAACCCGCGAAAGATGCGGCAATCGCGACGCAACTTAATATGCTGAAAGAGGCGTTGAAGATTGAAGAGGAAATCCAGAAGAGTGGGAATGCGGCTGTGAAGGGACTGAACCTTGGCCAGTTTTTCAATTTCACGCTTGAGACGGCGCGCAATCTGCCTCCGACAACGACGCCGATAGCAGCCCCTGCGACGAATCAGCCGGTGAATCCGACGATTCAGCAGGTGAATCAAGTGGTTCGAAATCAAGGCGGGACGGTTCCCGCTCCGGCGGCGGCGTACCGGCCTTGGAAGTAGAGGGCTGATGATAGTTGCGGAATCGACGACGATCATTCGAGCCATGACGGTCAAAGAACTCCCGTTGTGTCTGCCGTTTGGGGAAGCGTTTATGCAGGAAAAGCATATTCCTGGCGTGTTCAATCCCGATGTGTTCCTGAAGAATTGGACGACGTTTCTGACTAGTTATCCGGCAGCCATCTTTGGGTTGTGGAAGGATGAACAGTTGATCGGCGGGATCGGCGGCATGATTCATCCAGACTTGAATACCGGGCAGCGGATCGCTGTGGAATTCTTTTGGTACGTGGGGCATGAACATCGTCATACGATCGGATCCATCAAGCTGGTTCGACGGTGGAAACGATGGGCGAAGGAGAACGGGGCCGTTCGATGGCGGATGATTCACTTGCTCGATGTCGATGAAACGGCCTCGTCGGTGAAGTTGGCGTCCTTCTATGAGAAGCAAGGGTTGCGTCCAATTGAAGTAGGGTTTGACGGACCGTTATGACTAACACAGTAGGAAAGGGGTGGACCCGTGGCCATTATTAGCGCAGCCATAGCCTCAATCGCCGCTGCGGCCACAGCGATCGGGGCTGCGGCAGCAGGAACCGCTACCGTTGGGGCCGCGATCGGCGCCGTCGCCACAGCGGCCGTCTCAGTGTCGACCGTGGTCGGCGTAGCCGGGATGGCCGTGACCGCTGTTGGGGCCATTACGGGCAATGAGGATCTCCTCAAGGCCGGGAAGATCATGGGTTATGTGGGGCTTGGGAGTGCGGTTGGCGGCGGGCTCCTCGGAGGAGCCAGCACCTTTTTTGAAGGCGGGGCGAGTAGCTTTATGAGTGGCGTGAAAGGTGCATTTACTGGAGCCGGCGAGCAGATCAGTAAGTCGTGGAAAGAGGGGGTTGGGAGCTGGTTTTCGTCGGATGCTGGTGCCGCGACGAAAGCGGTGGGGCCCGCCGGAGTCGAAGATCTTACCGCGAAGAATACCGGTATTGTGGTCGATACGCCGGATACGACGATTGTGCCGAATACCAGTAAGTACACTGGGGTCGGTGATTTTCGTGCCCCCGCAAACACGCTGCCGGCTGGTCAGAACCCGGCTGGGCTGTCCCAGACCATCACGCCGGGTGATATGTCGCAATTTGCGCCGAAGACGGCCCCATCGCCGACAACCGGTCTGCTGAATGCGACGCAAGCGGCAAATGTGGGACCGGTCGCCCCCACCGTCGCGCCGGAAATGAAAAGCTTTGATTTTGGCTCAGTGGTGAATCAGCCACCACCAGAGGCGCCAGGGCTCTTAGCTGGCGTACCTGATTGGGCGAAGTACGCGGCTATGACGAGCGGCGCCCAAGGTTTGACGGGGTTGGCGTCTGGATATTTTCAAGGATTATCCGCCGAAGAACAGCTGGAGTTTCAGAAGATGGTGAATGCGCAGCGCGAAGCGCAAGTGCAATTGCAGAACCGGAACAACGCCTATGCGCCCGTGGTAACGTTTCGATAAGGAGACACGATGCCCACACAGACTACTCCTGCTTCGCACCCACCACCCCTGAGTGCCGAAAAAAACAACAGCACTCAGACGCGCGGCAACCAAGACCTAGCCGGGATTAAAGCTGAGGTTGAGAAGATGGCGAAGGGACTCCCTAAACCACTCGCACAGAGCTATGAATCCATCGTGACTGCGGGGATGAAACTCATGTGGTCCGATGAAACGCATCAGTTTCTCGCGGAGTATCTCCAATCGATCAAAAGTCCTGAGCAGATCCCACAGCTCGTGGCCCATGCCATTATTAAGGGGATCAGCATCATTATTAAGGAAGCGAACGTGCCGAATGATTTAGGCGATCCGTTCTATGCCGCCTCCATGTTGGCGAGCAAGTATTTGATGTGCGATGCGCTGGAGTATGTGGCACAGCGCGGACAATCCATCGATCGGCGCATCATTGATCAGACCACGCAACAACTCACCAGCGGTATGTTTGCGTTGTACGGGATCAATGAAGAGCAGATGCAATCGGCGGCGAATTTGGCAGACGAAACGATGGCGAGGACTAAACCGGCGGTGGCCATGGCCAATTCTGAGGTATCACCTGGCCAGGTGATACCTAGTAAAGTAGACAATCAGCAGGGCTCAGGTCTGTTCGCACAAGCATGAGGATATAACATGGGAAATCTCGCACTCGCTGGGGCCATCAGTGGCATGGGGGAAGGGCTGGGCCGTGGACTCTTCGCCATGGAGCAAGGGTTTATTCAGCAAGGGTTGATGCAAGAACGGGAAAAGCTGGAGCAGGCCCGTCTCGATAAGACGTTTGCCCATGCCGAGGGAATGGAGGCGATGCGTGCGACACACGCGGCCGGACTCCAGCAGGAGCGGATTAAGGCGGATCGTGAGATGAATCAAGAGCGGATGGGTGCCGGACTTGTTGAAAAAGGCATGGGGATTCAAGGCCAAAAAGACATGCAGGCCACGGAAAATGAGGCGCTGGAGCGACGAACACAGACCCAGGTTGGCGGGCAATTGGCGGCGGCGGGGATTCAACGGGACACGACGTTACAGGCTAATCGAGAAGACAATGAGATGCGCACCAAGATTGCCGAGAAGGAATATACCACCAAGGAGCGGATTGCCGAGAAGGATCGCCGAGCACGTCAAGCTGAACAACAAGCCGATATCGCGCGGGATATTATGCTTGCGCGGTTTCGGACAGAGGAGGTTCGTGGATCCGGGCGAGCGTACATGGATCCTGGCGTGGATGCACGAATCAAGTCCCGCATGGAAAAGATGAAGGGCATTCAATCCCAGATGGAAAAAGGTTTGTTGTTGCCGGACGAGTTGACGGCGGCCAAAACGGAAATTAATGGACTGATGCGGGACATCGATCGGCTGTCTGGGGCACAACCGGAGGAGCGGCCTAAGTACGTGAAACCGTCGATGCAACCGGCTCGGTGAGGTGTTATGGCATCGCCTACACTTGATGCGTACCTTGCGCAATCTCGACCGCTCAATCCTGATTATACCGATGATGAAATTATCAAGGAGTATGAGCAGGAGTATGGCCGAAACGAGACCGCCTCTGCGCTAATTCCGTTCGATCAGTACCTTTCGAAAGCCCGCACCCTCAACCCCGAATACTCCGACGACGAAATCCGTACCTTCTGGGAAGAAGACCACGGCAGTAAAGGTGCGCCAGAAGTGACGCCGAAAGAGCTTGGCCTCTCCGGCACGCTCCTCGAAGGAGCCAAATCCACTGGACGCAGCTTACAGGCAGCGGCGCAGACCTATTTGGGATCTGATCAGGATCTCGTTGACACAGCCAACGCTCAGCAAGACGCGCCGAAGGATCCCGCGCTTGAGGCGCTGCTCCAAGACATTCAGCAACGCAAGGACGCTCTTGGGAAAGATGCAGGATTTTTAGAGACGGCTGGCGCGTTTGGCAAAGCTGCCCTCTCGCATCCGAAAGGCGCTGGTCTGCTCTTAGCAGAGCAGGTCCCCAATACTGTGGCATCGCTTGGCTCTGCGGGGGCTGGTGCGCTGGTCGGATCGGCATTCGGCCCAGTAGGGACCGTAGCGGGTGGGTTGGCCGGCTTGTTTTTAGGCGACATTGCGTTAGAAACAGGGGGCTATGCGCTGGAAAAAGCTGCGGATGGGATGGTGACGCCTGAGGAGCGGAGTGCCATTAAAAAGGAAGGACTCATCAAGGGCGGCATTGTGGGAGCTATGGATGCAGCAACGCTCGGGATGACGAACTTCCTGACAGGAACAACCGCGCGGGCGGTCGAGCGGGCGACCGTGAAAACACTGACGGACCATGGAATTGATCTTGCGAATCGGGCGGCGGTGCAAGCGGCACGATCGAATCCGGCCATTCTCCAGGCCGTGCAGGAAAGTGCGACCCGTGCGATCGCTGGGGTCAATACACTGGGAAAGAAGATTGCTCGCGGCACAGCGGCACTGGGCGTGGAGTCACTGGGAGAAGGGGCTGGTGAATATCTCGGGCATTATGCGGCGACGGGCGAAGCCGACAAGATGGAGGCGGTGATTGAAGCGTTTGCCGGGTTGAGCCAGAGCGCCGGTGAAGTCGCGGCGACCAGTCTCTACAACAAAACACGGATGACAAGCATTCCGCAACGATTAGGAGTGGCCGATCCTGGCGTGTCGCTCGATGAAACCATTGCCCGCTCACAAGCCGTTCTCGATGAGCGGACGACGCTGGAGCGGCTTCGCCGTGAAGACACCGAACGCCGGACGGAGGAGCAGGCTCGGTTGAAAGAGGTGGATGACGCGGCGATTGCTGATCAGCAGGCGCAGCGGTTCGCCGAGGAGCAGGCCCGCCTGCAACGGACGGAAGCCGTCACCAATCGGTTAAGCCGGGCTCAAACATTTGGGCAAGCACAGATGGCTGAGAACCTGGCCACAACCGATGAATCGGCCATGCAAGCGATAGCCGAACGTGATCGCGTCCAACGGGCTCGATCGGAGTACGCCGAACTGCCTGCACCAGAGCGAACGAAGTCGACACCGACAGATACCCCGATTCTTGCTGGTCGTGAACCGGCTGAGGAAGGACTGATTCAGCCAGGCCAAGCGTTTACCCCACGGACACAGACTGATCTGCCTCTCAAGGAGAGGCTTGCCCAGGAACGCGCTCGGCTCATCGCGATGCGTGATCGTCGGCCCCTCCTTCCGGCAAGCCCATCCGAAGAACAACCGAACGCCCATGCGGTTTCAACGGCAGAGCCGTTGAAAAGCGCAATAGAAACCGGCTTTGCCAAAGCCTTTCCCTCCGCACGCGAAACACGAGCCCTTGTGCATGAGTCTGGCTTCCATCTAGATACGCCGGTCTTTCGAGAATATCTGAAGCAGGTGACGGGCAAAGAGGTGTTCTCGGATCTCACACCTCAAGAATTACAGAAGTTACATGATGCGCTGCAGAAGATCAAGCCGACAGAGCAACCCTCAGCGGCGCCACAAATCCCGACGCAACCCGTGACACTGGTCGAGAAGCCGTCTGCGCCGGTCACCACCATTCCTGAGGCGCAGGTGCCGCGATCGGAGTTGCCGCCGGAGCAGAACGCCGAAGTGCTCTTGCGTGCGCAAAAAGCGCAAGCGGATATGGAGATTGCTGGAACAGAGCGTGGTGGACGATTCCAGCTTGAACAACAAGGCACAGGGGGCACGAGGGAAGTTGTTGGTCTGAAATCTCCTACGGCAGATTGGTACAAAGATCTCACGTCGGGTCCCTCGCCGGCCATTCGCGGAGATCGAAAACAATCCGCACGCGAGAAGATCGAATCGGCCATTCAAAAGATCATTCAGGATCAGGGCGCGGATCGCGGGAAAGCCGTTGAACTGGTCAAAGCGGCACTCCTGCAAGACCGTGAGTTTCATCGAACCGAATGGGGGCGGGATCTGAATTCAATCCTTGAATGGGAATGGCCGTCGTGGATGGAACAGCCTGGGCAGGCTCAGCCATCCGTTGAAGCGCTCCATCAGCTCGCCGAATCAAAAGGCATTCCCTGGGATAACAATCCAGAGTTCATGGCCTTCACGAAGCGCGTGACGGGCAAGGAGCACCTAGACGATTTGTCGACAGAGCAGCGGAAGCTGTTAGCGCAAGCGATTGAGGCGCAAACAGAAACGCCGCCAACCACGGATCTGGTGTTGACGGCGCCACGCCAAGCACGGGCCAAAACAAAATCTAAGGATACCGCTAAAGGCGCACAAACGTCAATCGATGTTCCTCCAGAAACCATTGGTAGCCGTCCCATCATTGGACGGGAAGCGCAACCGGAAGAGGCGCCGTTGTTCTCGAAGGCGGCGCAAGAGCCGGAGGCGGAACAGACCGCACTACCACCAGCCTCCACAACGCGCATTATGAGCATGACCGAAGAGGAGGCACGAGCAACGATTGATCGACTTTCCGCGCTTGGCGAACAACGACGCAATGCGGCGAAGGATGAATCGATTCGCGCCCTTCGTCCATCCGGTACAGACTGGCTGAATGCCGATGAGCTTGAAGAGTTAAACCAAGCGCAAACCGCGATTGGACGCCTCGAACGGGGTGCCGCGCAAGCGCGAGTGGCGCAGAAGCGTGCGGCGAAGACCACGCCTGAATCTCCCACCGGCATCATTGCTTCGGCCTTGCGCAGCGCAGCGGATCAGATCGAGGGAACGCTGACAGATGTTGGAGAAAAGATCGGAGGTGCCAGGAAAGATAAATGGGCCGAGCGTGGACTGACGCTGGCCGATCTGGAAGGCATGACCGGCGGAGAAGAAGCGAAGTTTATTGTCAAAGCCAATATCTGGAAGCCGGACTATGCCGCGATGGTCTCGGCTGGGGCAGATCCCAAAGCAGCCGCCTTGGTGAAAGTCATCTACGATCGTCTCGCGGCAAAGCCGACGAAGGATACACCGGAAGGTCGACGCCACTATCTAACGATGATGGGGTACGTGAAAGACGTGCTCAGCGCTGTGGAGACGGTGGAGGATGCAAAGAAGGTACAAGACCGTATCTTCCAAGAAAAACTTGCATGGGGAGATAAAGGCTGGAAGGACGAACAGAAACGCGCAACACTGCATTCCGTCTATAAGAACAACGCGGACCCCTTCAGGATCGATTGGAAAGATCAGCGCAAAGCCGACAAGATGGTGGCCGAAGGCTTCCCCGCGCAAGAAGCGTGGACACGTCGCTACAAAGTCTATCAAGAGCATCACCCTGGTAATTTGACCGAGCACGGTGCATCCGTGTACGCCAAGCGCGTCTTTGAATCGGACGATCCCTGGAAGACGACGTTTGCCAATGAGCAGGAGTTGGCAGACCGGTTCAAGGAATTGGGCGTCTGGACTGTCCTGGAAAAGTCAGGGAAGCTTGTTGGCTATCGTGCGACGAAAGCAGAAGCGGGGACACGCGCAGCTGAGGTCTATGCAAACAAAAAAACCGAAACGAGTGAGGAAGGGAACGAACCGGTACGACCGCATCTCGATGAGCTTACGCGAATGGGAGAAGACTACCGCCAAGGGCGCAATGTTACAGCCGAAGATTTTCGCCAAGCCTTTGGGTTCCGTGGCGTGGAGTTCGGCAATTGGGCCGCATCGGATGAACGGCAAAAGCACATTAATCAGGCCTATGACGGACTGATGGATCTTGCGAATACCTTGGATATCCCACCACAAGCCATCAGCTTACACGGCACCTTAGGGATTGCCTTTGGCGCGCGCGGTGGGGGGCATGCCATGGCGCACTATGAACCGTCTAAGCTGGTGATCAATATCACCAAGATCAACGGTCCTGGCGCGGTGGCCCATGAATGGGGGCATGCGCTTGATCATTACTTTGGTGAAGTGGATAAGCCCAATGCGTATCAAGGTGCGCCGACAGGGATCTCCGGGTGGCGTGGGTCGCATACGAACGTTCGCCGGGAGCACCTTCGTTCAGAGATGCGGACCGCGTTCCAGCGCGTGATGAGTGCGCTCTTTGAACGAGACCGGACGAAAGCCGAGCGGGTGCGTGATATTGAATTGAGGCTTGAGCGATCTAAGATTGCGCTTGCGAAGGCCGAAGCTGCAAAGCATGAGACCGCCGATTGGAAGAAGTACATTCTGCGACTCAAAGATGATGTGGTGGGATTCGGGAAGATGCTCACGCAGACCACCGGCGAAGAGAGGCCGGCTGGTGGATATGGGAAAGTTGAAACATCATACGTCAAAGAAGCCAGTGCGCTCTCGGGGAAGACCGGTGATTACTGGAAACGCCCCACGGAGATGTTTGCGCGGGCGTTTGAGTCCTATGTCTTCGATAAGCTCGGTCGGCAGAGTCAGTATCTGGTCCATGGTGTTGAGCCGTCACGGTTTGCAACGGGTTACAAGGGCAACCCGTACCCGCAAGGGATGGAACGTGAGACCATCAACCAGGCGTTCGACACGCTGTTTGAGACCATCGAAAGTAAGGAGACTGAGAAAGGGGTCGCGCTGTTCGACGAGCGTGAATATGAAGAGCGGGACGGTGCTGGCATGGAACCCAGCATGGAGCAGTTTGAGCAGGGGATTGAAACCGGCATTCCGATCGGTAATACCGAATGGAAGCTCATCGATTCCTCACAGCAATTTCCGCGTGCCATGATGAAGCAAACAGCCATGCGGACCTATGTGCGCAAAGTTTCTGATGTCGTTCACAAAATCTTGCAAGAAGTGGTTCCGCTTCTACAACGTGCGGATAAAACATTCGGCGATCCGACATTTATCGGATTGAGCCCAGACGATTACTACCTTGGCGTGAATCTACGTGGACCTGATCAGATTATTATGAACCCGTGGGGAGCGCTCTGGACAGCACAGACCCATATTCGACGCGGGGAAATCACTGCGGCCGAGACGCAAGAAGCCACTGCGGCCATTATGTTGGAAACGCTGATCCATGAACTCACGCATCAGCAGGTCGTCACAAACCACACTACCGGTGATCCGGCAACACCAGTTTTTACCAGGATGTTACGCTTAAACCATGCTATTCTAGGAGCTGATCGACTTGACCGATTTCAACGCCAATTGATGGCGGTACTCACAGGAGGACCTGATGGAAGTCTCGCCCACATCGCAAAAGACCTTGAAGCACAGCTCCCCTTCTGGAACGGTGAAAATCCGCTATCTGGCGAGACTGGCCGCAGTGCTCCAAAACCCACCCGATTCTTTCAGCGTCGCCATGTGGTTAAAGATGGCACAAGCGGACGGGCTGGACCCCCAACGTATCTACGAAGCAGCAGTGAAAGCGCGTCCCTCTCATTGGATGAAAGCTCCGGACTACCAGGACGTAGCACCGGACTAGATCCCCTCAACCTGACATCCGAATCGCTCACCTACGACATTCCAGAACTCTCCAAACTGGACGACGTTATTCGACTTGTGCAAGACAAAAATATTGATCTCGTTCGCTTGGTCGACGCGATAAAAACAGCGAACGGCTCTATCGCCGACGATCTCAATCCCGTCTTAAAGGAAGAACTCTATCTGGGCCGCGTGATGCACCAGAACGAGAACTTTTTGACCGACGAGCTGAAGCCGCTGATTCAGTCCATGCGGCTGCAAAAGGTCTCGATCAAGGATCTCGATACCTACCTGCATGCCAGGCACGCGAAGGAAGCCAACACCTACCTTCGATCGATCAATGAGGATCGGCAAGACGATACCGAGTTCTGGGCCAAGCCGTCCGGCATGACGGACGCGGAAGCCGAACGGATTTTAGGATCAGCAGATCCTAAAATGCGGTCATTGGCTGATCGTGTCGATAAGATCGTGGACGGCACGCGCAAGACACTGGTCAAGTACGGGTTGGAGAAACAAGAGACCATTGACGCCTGGACACACCAGTATCAGCACTATGTGCCCCTCTACCGCGAAGGGAAAGAACAGCGGATGGGGACCGGGCAAGGTCGATCAGTGCGCGGACCAGCCTCGAAGCAGCGTACCGGTTCAACGCGCGCCGTTGAAGATATCTTGGCGCATATTGCGATGGATCGTGAAAAGGCGATTGTCCGTGGAGAGAAGATGCGGCCGGTGATTGCGCTGGCTGGGTTGCTGAAGAAGCATCCGAACCCAGACATCGCCAAGTTGGCGAAACCAACAACGGTGACCTATACGGATACTGAGACAGGCTTAGAAGTCACGATGCCCGGTCAGGTTGGCGAGTACAATGTACCGACCATCGCGTACAAAGATCCACGCACAGGGCAGGTGGCGCGCCGTCCGGACCCGGCCTATAAAGGCCGAGACAACGTGGTGAATTTCCGAGTCGACGGCGAGGATCGCGCCATCATCTTCAATGAAGACAATGCGCGCGCAATGGAGATGGCACGCGCGCTCAAGGACCTCGATGTTGGCGATTTGAATAAACTCTTATCCGCTGTCGGCACAGCCACCCGCTATCTGGCAGCGGTCAATACGCAGTACAATCCAATTTTCGGCATCGTGAACTTTGTGCGGGACGCGCAGTTTGCCATGCTGTCACTTTCATCGACGCCACTCAAAGGCAAGCAAGCGCAGATTGTGAACAACGCGCGGAAACTCATGGGCGGTATCTATAAGGATGCCCGTGCTGTGCGAAATGGGGAGCATCCCACGTCCGACGCGGCGCAGCTGTGGGAGCGCTTTCAAACGGTCGGTGGACCCACGGGGTATCGAGACCTGTTCCGCACCAGTAAGGATCGCGTGCATGCGATTGAAAAGCTCATGGATCCTGATTGGTGGCAGAAGACACGAGGAGGAAAGCTGCTTACCGCCGGCGGTGCGCTCAAGACGCCCACGTCCTTTCTCTTCAGTAAATTTGGCAAGGGCGTCATGGAGTGGCTGTCGGACTACAACCTCACCATGGAAAACGCGATGCGTCTGGCTGTCTTTAAGACCGGGGTGGATGCCGGATTGAGTGATGAGAAGGCGGCGTCGTTGGCGAAGAACATCACTGTCAACTTCAATAAGAAGGGTCAGATTTCCGCCCAGGCCGGCGCGTTGTACGCCTTCTTCAATGCCTCGGTTCAAGGCACAGCCAGGCTGGCTGAGACGTTGTTCGAACCAGGTAAGGTCGGAGTGTTGAGTGCCGCCGGTAAAAAGATTGTTACAGGTGGCGTCATGCTGGGCATTCTTCAAGCGATGTGGCTTGCGATGGCAGGATTCGATGATGATGAGCCACCGGAGTTTGTCAAAGCTAAGAATTTTGTGTTTCCCAATCCGTTGACTGACAAAGGCTACGGGACACTCCCTATGCCGCTCGGGTTTCATGTGTTGCCGGCTTTCGGACGGTTGGCGACAGAAGCGATCATTCATGGCAACCCTGGTAAGAAGTCCGCCGACTTTCTCTCGGCGGTGCTGGATTCATTTTCGCCGACAGGGGCATCCGCCAGCCTCGTGCAAACACTCGCGCCAACGGCGACGGATCCACTTGTGGCCTTAAGTGAGAATAAAGACTGGACCGGAAAGCCCATCTACCGTGAAGACTTCAATAAACTGCGACCAACGCCAGGATTCCAGCGGGCCAAGGACAGCGCGACGCCCTGGGCGCGCGGACTGTCGGAACTCCTCAATTATGTGAGCGGCGGCACGGACTACACGCCGGGAAAATTCAGTCCGTCCCCGGACGCCATTGACTATCTCATCGGCCAAGCCACAGGCGGGGTTGGTCGAGAAGTCTCGAAGGCCGCACGGACGGCAACCGGACTGGCTACTGGTGAGGAAGTCCCTTGGCATGCAGTGCCCGGCGTGGGACGGTTTGTCGGCTCAGCTGGTGATGAGGCGGGCGTACGAAGTCGGTTCTATGACAATCTTCGGCGGCTCAACGAAGAGGAAGCGGAGATCAAAGGGCGACGCGAGCACGGTGCCGACTGGGGCTCTTACCTGCGTGAGCATCCGGAGGCACGGTACGCCGACGCCGCGCAGAAGGTGGAGCGCGAGATTGCGGAGCTGACGAAACGAAAACGGGAGATGGTGCGGCGTGGAGCCAACCGCGAGATGGTCAAACTAATCGAACAGCAGATTCAGGCGCGAATGACCCGAATCAATCAGCTGGTAGAACGCTGAGAGACTGAGACAACATCCTACCGTCCCCAATCATCATACGGCGATCCAGACCGTGATCCGTAACCAGACCGTGACGACGGATGCCGATCCTCATAATAGGACCTGGACCGCTGCTCCTGTTCTCTCAGATAATCACGGTCTCGTGGCGAGAGGGTCATATACGGATCCACGTTCCCTTTTTCGTCCGTAATGATGCCACGGCTCCGATCAGGCCCAAGCGGCACCAGCGTTCGGTTCGAGAGGTTACTGCCGTCGCAGGAGATGGTGCCGGCATACCCGCCATAGTCGAAGCAAGAGACCTGAGCCATAGCCGAAATCGGGAATAACAATAATGCTGCTAATAAAACAGGTTTCATCTAGCACGCTCCTTCGAAGTGAGCCGCAACCGCGAGCTTGTCTTCATGATCGTGCTGAATCATTTGATTCAACGTTTTTTCATCCACCATCAGGTAGGCTTGTGGATAGTTCATACCATTTAGTTTTTCCCCTACCTCACCTGCCTCGACCGACACGGGCATAAGGAATAGAGAAATGAGAAGCAGATCGATCATGCGTACCACCGATCTATATCCAAAAAAGCTTTGGTAAACTCGCTATCTCCAATATAATCCAACAAGAGATGATCGGCTTGTTCGTGCTCAACTTCGCGATCATCCTCTGTGAATGCGCGCAGCTGTTTCAATAATTCTTCCTTGGTCATGCTCTCTTCCTATAGAGATTCTCCAGCCTCAGCTCGCGTGACCCGAGCGACCATTCGTCGATGCCCCTCGCGTGCCTCTGCACTCGTCGCATAGCGTATTTGTTCCTGATCGAGGAATCCACCAAACACCATGGTTTCAAAGATGATCGGCGATCCGACTTCACAGAAGTTATGATCGATACCAAGAAACACGGTACTGACCTGAATGTCCGGCGTGATAATGGTTCTGGCAATTACCCGATCCTCGAAATGTGTCTCAAACCAGCGAGCCCATGTCAAGACATCAACGGCCTGAATCTCATCACCATGCAAAATGTAATACAGTCGATCCAGGTAAGTCATGATGTGACTTCGAGCAGATAATCGGTTGAATGACGATCTCGCCGTTCCAATAAATGTGAGACCTGAAAAAATTCTTCCATACGCTCATGCTATGTCCAAACCAGTAAAAGCACAAGGGGCATTATGGATCCTCTGGAATTCCTTTCAGAATTTCCCCGCCGATTCCTCCGCTGAGTCCTATCACAACACCAAGTTGCACGAGATGAGGAACCGTGGGTTCGAACGACGATACCCCCCAGAGCCACACAGCACCGAGAAGATGGAACCAATACCAGACTGTGGCACGCAGGCGGCGCGGGCAATACGTCCCGATCACTCCTAACGCAATGAGCCAGCCGAGTGGGAGCAGCACTAGAATCCACGAAAAGGCCGAGTCATCCATGTCGTCTACATACTGCATGTGCTATGATTTTGCTACGGTCTACACCTGTTTTCAGACCGACAATGACCGTTTATGACCGGTCGAGGCTCGATGACTAGGACCTGTTTGGCGAGTGCCAAACGGTGCGAACCGCCGCATTGACGCTGTAGATATAGCATTTCGGTGTTGGTGCGCCCGACAGGACTTGAACCTGTAACCCCCAGATCCGTAGTATTCTGAAACGCATGTTTGGTCAATAGGTTATGATGTCTCATCTACGGTCTTGCTACGGTTTGAATGGATCTCCAAGAGAGTCTTGATCGGCAATAGGCTCATGGCTCGGCGCTGGGCCGCTAAATCAACATCCAAGTAGAAAGTGGCTGTGGTACGAATATCGGCGTGACCGAGTGTCGTTTGGACGCTCTTGAGATGATCGCCAGCCTCCATTCGATGTGTTCCGTGTGAATGCCGAAAACGATGCGGACTCACTCGAAATCCCACGATCTTACTGATTCGATCGTACTTGCTTTTGATTCCTTCTTCGCCAAGTCGCCCACCATTTACGGAGAAGATGTACTCAGAATCAATGATGCATTCCGCTTCGCGGATGATCTGACTGAGGTCAGACGTGAGCGCAATGAGCTTAGGTTGGTTTTCTTTGTTGGTCGGAATTTCCACATAGCCTTGATCCCACCGAACGGCGCGGCGAGTCACGTTGCACAGTTCCCCTAATCGACACCCAGTGGCATAGAAGAACAGCGTTACGAGTTGCCAGAAGCGGGAGCAGGCGGCGAGGACGAGGGGCAACTGTTCCTGGTAAAGCCGCTTCGGTCTCGTCTTAATGACCTTGGCTCGATCCAGCGCGGCAAATGGGTTGACGCTGATCCACTTCCATTTGACAGCACGGTTGAAAATGGCGCGAAGAATCGCGCGACGACTGTTCCACGTTGACGGGGCGAGTGTAGGCTTGATGGCCGTTTGGTAGTCTCGGAGCCACGCTTCGTTCAGATCGGCCAAGTCGGCTGTGGGTCGAAATCTGAGCAGACTGTCCAGCGCCCACCGTTCTGTGCGATTGAACGTGTTGCGTGAAACGAGTTGCTCAGTTAAGACCTTATGTTCGTACTCACCACAGAAGGCGCGAAGTGTCCAGCTCACGCCGATGATCGGTGCAACCTGGATCCCTAGCGCCTGCCTGGCTTTCGCCTGATTGAGTTCTAGGTCTTTGGCTTTTTGCAAGGCCTTCGCGCGAAGCGCATTTTTTGTCCGCAACGATCGGCAATGTTGACGATGGCCTCCTGGATGCGTGACGCATCCAGGCTGGCAGTACCACGACAAAAACCACGAACCTGCTCGTTTGTAGCGGGTGCTCATCTGCGCCAATGCGGCTTCAACGTGCGAATAAATTTCCGATAATGATCGACACGATTCGGAGTATCCTTCTCCGCCGCGCGTAGAATAGTATCGAGTGGCACCTGAAGCGCGGTCGCCAGTGCGGGGTAATGGATCCACGGGACGTATTGCACCTGGCGGTCTTCCCGGACCCAGGCCGACACACTGACCGGAGAGATATGGAGTTCATCGGCCAGATCAAACCGCTTCATCTTCAGAGAACGAAGGCGTGATTCAATCAACTGGCCAAGTGCCGTCACCGACGATCCCTCATGCTGACTACTGCAGCAGTTCCAGGACGGTTGCAGCAATAAAAATAATCGCTCGAATATTCATTGCTACTTGTTCTTTGTCGGTAGTGCATTCCCTCGACCATTCCGATATTTCCACGCCTATCAACCCTCTAGTATTCTCTCTGTCGAAGAATTTCCCATATTCCATCAGTCCGCAAAATCGCTCCTGCAGCGCCTTGGGAGAAGTGCGTCCATAATACCTTTGGCATCATCCCCCCTTTTTCTTTTCAGCGTGGTGCGGTACTTGTGACAGTGACGAAATGCCAAGCTTCTTATACTGTCGCTTGAGTGATTCATTTTCGTCGCGCTTCATTTGCTCATAAATTGGGAGTCCTAAGTTAAAGACGATTTGGATAGCGACTCCGATTGTGGTGCGCCGTTCTGCAGCGACACGTTTCACGGTCTCATACCACTCTATCGGCGCTTTAAAGCCATTAACTGGTTGCAGCTTCTTCCCGCCATTTTCGTTGCCATCGTCATCCATAGTCGTAATTGGTAATGAATTCACGGCTCTACAGTCCAGGGTTATAAAGAACTAAAAAGTAATAATAGGTATTGACACGGGTTATAAACGGTAATATAGTTACAACCATGAAGCGCATACACAAACGAGAAATCAAAGAACACGTGGTCGCCCTCAAGTTGGCTAGCTCTCTGGTGGACGCCATTGATCGTGAAGCCATGGCGGAAGGACTTACCAGATCAGCTGTCATTCGGCGAACGTTGCTTGCCAAGCATTCCGAGAAGTAGTCGGTGTTCCAATAGGAGTCGCTTCCATGTTGCTCCAGTTTTACCCCCCATTAGCTCGGTTCTCGGCTGGTACCCCACTCGCTCCGTACTTGCGGAGAACTAAGGTCGCTGGCGCCGGAATGGAAGCCGGTCCCACAGCCGCGAACCGGGCGTTTGTGAAGGAGGCTTCCATGAATTGCTCTCGCTGCGCTTCCCGCATGTTTCCAGAATCGTCCCTGTATTACGCCAGTACGGATTACACCCCGGATCTTGGGGACGTACAGGCCATGAACGCCACGTCGTGGCATTGCGTCATGTGCGGCAATCATATCGACCGCATAATTCTTGAGAATCGGGCGCGACAAGCCAAGTGCCTACTTGAGCAGGCAGCGTAACGGAATGACCATGCGTTTTCCCGTTTCGGTCAACAATTTTCATCAAGGAGGGCACCATCATGCCTCGACCGAAAAGCACCCGTTTTGTTGGAGTCAAAATGCCGGACGTGCTGTACCAAGACATTGCACGCCAGTGTGATTTGTGGACCATGGCCGTCCGGCATCGGGAACCGCATGCGCCGAAGAAGGCGGCGGCCGAATGGATTAAGGATGCCTGTGAGTTTCGCATGACGCTGCTCAAAGGGTTACGCATTGGCTATTACGCTTTACGGGAGATTGCCGAGTCGGCGCAAGCGGAAAATGGGTTACCGGAGGGTAAACCGTGACCAGTCCACGTGGTTACCTCAGCTTGGAACATGCAGCGGTCTACACCGATACGCCGGCAGAGACCTTGCGAAAAAAGGTGAGAGCCAACGAGTTGTCAGCCTTTAAACCGGCACGGCGCCTGATGTTTCGCATTCACGATCTTGATGCGTGGATGGCTCGACATAAGATCGCCACACCGGATCTTCGGTAGGAGGAGATTCCCATGTTTTACACCTGTCAGTGCTGCGGAATTCGGAAGGTGGAGCTGTCGTTCCCGTGGGGCATGGTGGCGATGCTGCATCTATGCAAGCAGTGTTTCACTGATCTGAAAACTAGTCCCGAATATCTCTCGGTTTTGGCTGAAGAATCGAAGGACGCGAAGAGTGAAATGCGGTGGTCTCTGGAGCTTAAAGAAAGGGATCGAGACGTGCAGTGGCTAGAGCAACAATTCGGAGCGCCCAGTGCCAGAAAGGATCGGTGAGCATGGATGTCGTATGGCGCATGTGGCAGGCCGTGGGAACGTGGCTGATGGGTCTCCTCGAATGGTGTGAGGATGGAGGGGAAGACTGGAGGGAGAAATGAAACGGGTCGTTCTCACCATCGCAGATTGGCTGTTGATTGGGTTGGCCATGGTCGGGTGGAAGCTCATGCAATTTGTGGAGTGGATGGACGAGAAGGTGGAGCAGTGGGAGGAGCGATGACCAAGAAACTACAATTTGTCTTCTCGCCAGTACGTCATGATGATGGATCATGCTCCGATCATTGGATTGCAGGTATTTATAAGATCACGAAATACGAGAGCATCGCGGCAGGCATGTATGCTCGGACGGCCTTCTATCGTGGGTATTTCAAGCCGACTGGATGGAAGAATTGGGGCAATGCCATTGACGCGGAGCAGCATCGCACACTGACCTCTGCAAAGCGTGCGTGTCAGCGGCATGCTGAGATGTTCCCCGGCCCCAGTGAATATGATCGACTGTAATTGTGGTGAGCCAATGTCAGTGACCGATAAAGAACTCAACGACGACCGCCGTGGATGTGAGCAGTGCGGCAGAGAGAGTACGGCGCGGCTGTGCGTGTGGTGTCGGTTGGAGAACGTCGATCTGTATAGCGATATGAAGATTCAGGATGCGAAGGAGGCCCCATGAACCCCGATCTGGATATTACGTATGAACAACATTTCCAGTTTCTGGACCGTGTTCGCCGCACAGCTCAGGCGGAATTCGACGGGTTTACACAGGCAAGTTACGCCGTATATCCAACATCGAACTATTCAGATAATCCACGCATTCAAGCTGTCTATGAACAAGGTTTTCGTGATGGACTAGCGAAGTTGGCCCAGGATCAGTGGAAGCAGGCACAGGTGACGCCATGAAACCAAACAGGAAGCTTGATTCCTTGGTCGTGGTTGAGGCGATGCAGGCAGCGAGACGGAAAGCCATGGCCGAGAAAGTGGACCAGGATGCCGAACAATTGGATTTTCTGGGCGCGGGCTTCTATTGGCTCTGTATCGGCGTGATGGTCATGTGGCTGTGGATCAATTGGTGAGCTGATGCCGCACTTCAAATCCTACGACGATGGCACAATGCGACCACGGCTCGACCATACCAGCGGGAGCATGATCAATCAAAAGCCGATCCTGCTGACGAGGACGCCGCCCGTGAAACGAACGGCGGCGCATCGCCGGGCGGTGGCTGGACGGATGGGGCAACTCTTTGCGGATCGGATATTCCAGATCAAAAACATTGGAGGGTCGAATGGAGTGGAAAAGTGATCTTCGCCAATCATGCGCCTGGCTCCGTCATGACCATTCAAGATCAAATTCAAGCGGCACTGGAGGCGCGATGATCGCTACGCGGAATCGAGCGCTCGAACTCTCGAAGCAGGAAGTGCTGATTCTGAAGCTGGCCTGGGATGGCAAATCCATTAAGGAAACAGCGGAATGGCTAAAGCTCAGTCCCAAAACGGTCAAAAACTACCGCGCGAACATCTTTGATAAATTCGGGGTGCCGTGTGTGGAACTGATGTTACGTAAGGGTGTCGAGTGGGGTTACCTCGGTGTGGAGACGAAAGCGCCGCATGTGGTGGACTGGCCCTAAGATAGGAGGCATTATGTTGTCATTTTTCGGCGAGCAGGGTTTGAAGGATGCGGTGGTTGCGCGAGTCAAAGAACATCAACGGCTTGATCAAATTGTCCAGCGAATCTACTGGGACGGGTCGAAAGGCTGCGCGATTGGCTGTGTCTTACATTCTGATGACCACATGGCTTTTGAGCGGCAATTAGGGCTACCCGTATTTCTCGCGTACATGGATGAGCATATTTTTGAGTCCCTGCCTGCTCATGAGGCGACGCAATGGCCACTGCGGTTTATTGAGGCGGTGCCGGTTGGCGTGGATTTGGACTTGGTTTTCCCGCGCTTCATGTATTGGTTGCTCACGGACTCCCTAGGGGTGAGGGCGTATGCGAACGTAGAGACGGCGAAGATTTTGGACACGTTGGCACGCATGTACAGCCTGCGAATTGATGGCATTGCGTTTGACAGAGATGCCGTGATGGCCGCTGAGAGTGCCGCCTGGGCCGCCGAGAGTGCCGCCGCGAGTGCCGCCGCCTGGAGGGCCGCTGAGAGTGCCGCCTGGGCCGCTGAGAGTGCCGCCGCGAGGGACGCCGCGAGGGACGCCGCGAGGGACGCCGCCTGGAGTGCCGCCGCGAGTGCCGCCGCCTGGAGGGCCGCTGAGAGTGCCGCCGCCTGGAGGGCCGCTGAGAGTGCCGCCGAGAGGGACGCCGCGAGGGACGCCGCGAGGGACGCCGCCT